AAGAAAACACAAATACTTGTTTGAAAAATGGCTTGACACACCTAGGACATTTAATTCTTATATTGAAGATGATTTACATCACGAGGATATAACTCCAGACATGTATATCAGCGGCATAAACGAGAAGTTTATCGATAATTCAATCACAGACTACATTCGTTTTGAAAGCATTAACAAAGACTATGATTTGTTAGCAAGCGAAGTAATGCATGATCATCAAGAAATAAAACCGCTAGCTAGACTTAAAACAAATAAAAGAAAAATTAAAAAACACTATAGTTATTATTACAACAAAAATATCATAAAAAGAATTGAAAAATATTATCCAAAAACATTGGAAAAATTTAACTATTTGTTTAAAAAAAAGGACTAGTTTAACATGTCAAAAAAGAAAAAGAATCCTGTACGCGACGGTGGTACTGACTTACTCGACAAGGAAAAAGCAAAAAACAAAGTCAAGCCTCCGTCAAAATATCAAGTTGTCCTATACAATGATGATTTTACCCCTATGGACTTGGTCGCTGCAATTCTTATAAAGATATTTAGAAAAAGCCAAGACTCAGCATGGGCTATTACCTTAGACGTGCACGAAAAAGGTAGAGGAATTGCAGGAGGCCCGTATAGTAAAGAAATTGCAGAAATGAAAGCATCACAAGCAACTAATCTAGCAAGAACGTTAGGTTATCCGCTATTAGCAAAGGAAGAAAAGGCTTAACAATGAAAAAAGAATTACAAGAAAAATTATTTAAAAGCTATCCGGATTTATTTGTTCAAAAAGACTTATCTGTGCAAAAATCAGCCATGTCTTGGGGAATATGTTGTGGTGACGGATGGTACGACATTATAGAATTGTTGTGTGCACATATACAGAACAGAATAGAAAACGTTAACAGACGTATTGATTATAAATTAAAAGAAGACGGTCCTTCCCTTGTTCCATATAACCCGGGTTACTTAAAATGTGAGGTCACGCAAGTTAAAGAAAAATTTGGTGGACTAAGATTTTATGTTGATTGTAATGATGACTACATTGATGGGTTAATATCACTAGCTGAAGGAATGTCATATAAGACCTGTTCTGAGTGTGGAGAAAAATCTTCAAATCAAGTCAAACGAGGCTGGATATATACTTTGTGTAGCCCTTGTAGAAATAAAATGACAAATGAAAAAAAATAAAGACTGGGTAAGATTAATAATTTCTGACACACATATTGGTGCCGCATACTCAAAAGAGGCAGCATTACAAAAATTTTTAAAGTCTTCGGAGTATGATGAATTAATTTTAGCTGGTGATATTGTCGAGTTTTTAAGAAAGCCTGAATTTACTATTGACGCTTTTGATATCATAAAACACGTGTTAGACAATGATAAAAAAGTAGTGTATATTGTAGGCAACCATGATGATGCACTAGACAAGTTTATCGGAAAAGAATTGTCAGGAGTTGAGTTTGTCAAAAGTTATGAGTTTGATTACGTTGGAAGAAAATATAGAATACAGCATGGCGATCAGTATGATACCGGTCTGGTAAAATGGCGCTTTACAATTGAATTTATTTCTTTTATTCAAAATATGATAGAGCGGATATTCAAGATCGATCTAACAACTTGGTGGGCAAATAGACAGCTTAAGAAAAGAAGTCTTAAAAGAATATGGGATCTAGTCAAGTGGAATGAAGATGCTGATGTTTTCATTATGGGACATACTCATAATCCAGAAGTACTTATATGGGTTGACAAGAATGAAAGAATAAAAACATATGTCAATACTGGAGACTGGGTTGATAACTGTACGTATGTTATAATAAAAGACGGTCAAGTAAGATTAAGGAAATGGGATCACAAACTCGTGTAAACAGTTTTCTTTTATGATATAATAAAAATAAAAAGGAGCATTATGAGTTTATTAATACCACCACCCACTAAGTTTGTTGGACTTCATGGTCACACAGGATTTTCGGTCTTTGACGGCTTAGGATATCCATCTGATCATATTGATTTCGTTCTAGAGAACGGTATGGATGCATGGGGTTTGACTGATCATGGAAACGGATCCGGTCTAGCACACGCACACAAGCATGCAACAAAAATACAAAAAAGCGGACGCAAGTACAGACAAATATACGGTTGCGAGTTTTACTTTGTACCTTCGTTAAAAGACTGGAAAGGTGATTACGAACAAGCTAAAATTGACCGAATTGCTGCAAAGCAAAAAGCAATCAAGGAAGAAGGCGAAGGCGGTCACATTATTGAAAACGAAGAAGAAACAAAGACCTTTGACCTAGGCAAAGACGAATGGAAACGACGATATCATCTGGTTATTACTGCACAAAATGCTGAAGGTTTACGCAACCTCTTTACTTTAATTAAACGTGGGTATACTGAAGGCTTCTATAGATACCCACGTATTGACTTTGACCTGCTTAAAAAGCACGGGAAGGGTTTAAATGTTTCCACAGCATGTTTAGGTGGCATTTATTCGAATAGAATTATGCGAGGTAATGCTTTAAAAATAGGCGACGAAAAGATACAACAACAATTACATTATCTTTCTGATAGATTTGTCGATGCTGTTGGTGAAGATAATTTCTATCTTGAATTACAGTTTAACCGACTTAAGCAACAGCATCTTGTAAATCATCATTTACTTCGTCATTCTGATCAAACAGGATTACAGTGTATTTCAACTCCTGACTCTCATTACTATGCTCAGGACAAATGGGAAGCCCGCGAGCTATACAAGAAACTTGGCTGGATGGGCAATAATCCTTCCCCTCTGCCAGAATTCGAAGACTTGAAATGCGAACTATATCCTAAAAACGCTCAACAAATGTGGGCTGAATTTACCAGGCATTATGATGAATACGAAGATACTTACAAAGGCTATGAAGAAAAAGTTAAACAATCAATTGAAGTCACATACGACATTGCTTGGGAAAAGTGCGAGGATTGTTGGATTGATACTTCTGTTAAGCTTCCCGATTTCAATAAGCCTGACGCGACTGCTTTTCAACAACTGGCAGAAAAGGTCAAGACAGCGCTTGTTAAAGAAGAACTGCATACAAATCAAGAATACGTCGACAGAGCAAAAGCAGAACTCGAAGACATTAAATTCCTAGGATTTGAAAACTACTTTTTAGTAATGAACGAAGTATTTCATAAAGCTGCTGATCATACGTTGTTTGGTGCAGCACGTGGCTCCGGCGGCGGATCCTTAGTCAACTTTCTTTTAGGTATAACACAGGTAGATCCGCTTAAGTATGATTTACTATGGGAACGTTTTTTAGGGCGACATCGAACATCATGGCCAGATATTGATTCTGATGCTGGCGATCGTGATGCACTTATTAATGCAGCTCGTGAGTTGTATGGTAATGAAGCAGTTATTCCAGTAAGTAACTTTAATACTCTTAAGTTAAAGTCGTTAGTTAAAGATATCGCAAAGTTCTATAAAATAGATTTTACTGAAGTAAATAAGATGACCGGCCCACTTCAAGATGAGGTGATGTCGCAAGCACGTGATTCAAACACAGAGAAGTCTGTATTTGTCTTAAAGCACGAAGATTGTATGAAATATTCAAAAGGTTATGGCTCTTTTATGGAAAAATATCCAAAAGTAAAGGATCATATTGAAGCCTTGTTTATGCAAAACAGATCTGTAGGTCGTCATGCCGGCGGGGTTATTATTGGTCCTCCCAAAGCCTTAGAGCAATCAATGCCAATTATCGGTGTACGAGGCGAATTGCAAACTCCGTGGACAGAAGGTATGAACTTTCGCAATCTAGAAGACAACGGTTTTATTAAGTTTGACTTTTTAGGGTTAACACTGTTAAAAGATGTTGAAAACTGTATTAGGCGTATCATGACACGTGAAAACAGCAAAGAGCCGACGTTTTTAGAAATCAGAGACTGGTTTGATGATCATCTTAATTGTCGATATGTCGAACAAGACGATCCAGAAGTGTGGAAGCATGTATATCATCAGCGTAGAAAAGTAGGAATATTTCAGTTTACTGCCGAAGGTGCTCGGCGTTTTTGTGAAGATGCAAAACCAACAGCAATTATTGAGCTAGCAGCATTAACTGCAATCTATAGACCGGGGCCTCTTAAAGCAAATGTACATTTAAAATATGTTAAAGATAAAGCGCGTGCTGATGAAATTGTGTATGCGCATCCTATCATTAAGGATGTCTTAGGTCCTACATTTGGTCACGTTACTTTTCAAGAACAGTTCATGGTGCTAGCACAGAGGTTAGGTGGGTTTAGTCCGGCTGAGTCTGATAAGCTTCGAAAGACACTAGTTAAGAAGTCACTGGATACAATGGGTAAAAAAGGTGGTGAAAGAGAAGCTGCTAGACAAAAGTTTGTTAAGGGCGCAAAAGAAATAAATGATGTGCCTGAACATGTTTCGCAAGAATTGTGGGAACGTATTGAATTTTTCTCTGTATACGGATTTAATAAATCACATGCTGTTGCATATGCACTCGGATCTTACTATGCAGCATGGCTTCATACATATCATGAAACAGATTGGTTATCAACAATTCTCGAGTCTGAAAACAACAATCCAAAAAATCTTTCAAAAGCAATATCTGAAATTAAAGCAATGGGCTATGAAATAAGCACCCATGATGTTAACGAGTCAGGTCTTAGCTGGAATTATTCGGAAAAGAAAAATGCATTTATTCCGCCTCTAAATTCAATAAAAGGTCTAGGGATTAATGCAGTTAGAGAAATCATGGCAAATCGACCTTATAGTTCTTTAGACCAGATGCTGTATGATGATACAGGTAAGTGGTACCACTCAAAACTTAATAAGACGGGTTTCGCTGCTCTTTGCAAAGTAGAGGCACTTGATGCACTTGAAGAAATGTGGAAAGGCGATATTAAAAATCATAGGCAGCTTCATGAAATTATAATTGAAAGCTATGACAAACTTAAAAAATCAAAGTTTGGAATGACGTTGCGTCAAGCAAAGAAATTAGACGCAGATCCATTACTTCCACTACTTATTGAAAGCACACAAGGCGCAAAAGACTGGTCGCGTGTCGAAAAACTTCAAATGTATCAAGATATGTGCTCAGCAACACGGGATGACCTAGCTTTTCCAGATGATTTAATGGATAAGATCAAGAACAGCAATGTCAAGTCAGTTCTTAAATTTGATCCACATGAAAAAGGTATTGGATGGTTTTGTGTTGTTGAGTGGATTAAGAAGATAACACGTAATAAAAAAGTATTTTATCGTGTTAAAATAACAGATGATGAAAGCAACACGGGATGGCTTAGAATATGGGGAGAAATACCCGATACAATGCAGCCTTATACAATATGGTTAACAGAAACCAAAAACGATCCAAACTGGGGTTGCTCAACTAGTTCTAGAAAAGTAAGACCCTTGGTGGTGTCATGAAATTTGCTAGTATTGTAAGACATATAAAAACAGGAATGAAAGGCGTGGTAGTAAATATAAAAGAAGAGTACGCAGAAATAATATGGATGAAAGAAGGCATGTACAATTCCGAATTAGTTTGTATTAAAGAACTGAAGGAGATCAAATGAAAGACGGAACAGTAATTGAATATTTCTCCCCATGGGAAAAGAAGATATATATAGGAATGGTAATAAAAAAAGCGTCAAGTGGTTGGTGGGTTCTGTGGGAAGATGGTACACACAAAATTTTACTTAAAAGACTGAAAAAACATACAAAAATCATATGAAGCCAGGTGATCTAGTAAAGTGGACTTTTGCAAAAACTTCAGACACATATAATCCCAATAATAAATTTTACATTGGTATTCTTTTAGAGCCTGAAAAATTACCAAAAGGTTCATGGACAATACTTCTTCAAGACGGTGAAAGAGTACATGCAGACATAACAGAAATAGAACTAATTAGAGAATGTAAATAGGAAATAAAGTGATTATAATAAAATGTTTGAAACAAAGAGGTGAAATTTGATTAAAAGGCCGATCAATTATATTTTTCTAGAAGGCCCTGACCTGTCAGGAAAAACAACGATGTATGAAAAAATACATAAACATTCTAACTATAGGTGGAATATTCAAGATCGATCAGCCTTATCAATGCTAGTTCATGCAAAATACTATGGAAGGGATACTTTTTCAGCAGTTGAGCAGTTAAGATCAGAAATTTATAATCTAAATAACATAATGATCATATTATTGCCTAAATGGGATGAGGTTGCCCGACGTTTTAACTTAAGAGGCGATCCAATACAAAACATTACATCATTAAAAAAGCTGTACGATTTGTTTACTGAAGCTGCAGAAGAATTATCTGCACTACCTAACGTAATAGTAATTAACGGCATCGCAGATGATTACATAGTTAGGTACACGTTGCGAAAATTAGCTGAATATGAAAACACATGCATAAAAGACCTTCAAAAAAATTGTATGAATATGTGTTTAGGGCAAGACTCTAAAGAAGCGATTGGAATTAATTTTACTCTTTATGATGACGGTAAATTTGAAGGTATTGATAAAGATGATCTTTTGTATGAAAAAGAAGTTGAATATTATGACAATATCATCTTGGAAATAAAACAAAAAATAAAAAATGAACTAGCAGGTATCAATCAGTACAATAGAAAAGAAACTTATGAAAGCCGGCGCTTTATTTATAACTCTGACACGTGCATTTCTTTGGCTCACTTTTTATTAAGAAAGGATTCATTAGACTGCAAGTTTTTTTTAAGATCTTCAAATGTCAAAGATACACTTTATTTTGATCTTAACTTTCTTAACCATATCGCCAGTATTGTATACAGTGAGTTAAATGCTACAGGAAGATACTGCAAAATGAATTTTGTAATTAATTCCGGCCATGTAATCGAGGACTAAAGATGATAAGAAATAAAAATGTATTTGAATGTATTTTCAAAGACGGAAAGATATGGTTCCCTAACTACGTTTTTTGGGGCCCGCCTAGTCATGGACATATGCGAAGATCAACGATTTTTAAGAAATTATTTCCAGATGTAGTATCTAGTATTTCTACAAAAGAAACATGGGAAAATCTTAAAAAAAACAGCTGGAAAGACAGACGAGTTTTTAAGTACAATGAAGCTTCGGGTGTTTTAAAAGAAGTAGACTACAAAAAATTCTTTACAAATTCTTACGGCTTCATTGTTAAGGAAGGGCAAAGATTTAAAATCAGCACTGGAATTTACACAATAGATCACTTAGAAGTAATCCGATATGCAGGATTAATTGCAACTTACAACAATAAAAAAGACATTAAAAAAACAAACGTAAGTTCAATGTCTTGGAATGAAAAAAATAACTATTGGGAGTAGAAATGAAAATTAAAATAAAAAAATTGAATAACAATGCAATCATACCCACATATGCAAAATCTGGTGACGCGGGCATGGATTTAACAGCAGCCTGGCAGAAAAAAGAGTTTGACTTGGTTACGTATGGAACAGGATTGGCTGTTGAGATTCCAACCGGATATGTAGGTCTTCTTTTTCCTCGATCTTCTGTCTATAAGACTAAAATGTTTTTAACAAATTGTGTAGGAGTAATCGATTCCGGGTATAGAGGCGAAATAATGATGAAGTTTGAAATGATGGATTCTAATCATATGTACAAAGTGGGCGATAGAATAGGGCAGATTATTGTTCTGCCTTATCCTGAAATTGAATTTGAAGAAGTTGACAGCCTAGATAAGTCTGATAGAGGCCTCGGCGGGTTTGGCAGTACCGGGACTTAAATTTTTTATAAAATCACATATTACAGATTATAATATAAAAAAATGGAGAAAAAATGAAAAAAGCATTAGTAACAGGTGGCTGCGGATTTATTGGCAGTAATCTTACAAAAGAATTGGTAAATCAAGGATGGCAAGTTGACATTGTTGATGACATGTCAAATGGTCATCTAGAATTATTAGAAGGTTTAAAGACACGTGTTTTAATGAACGGATCTTTTTATAGCGCATATAGAATGCAAGACTTGGAAAGGGACCAGGATGAAGTCTTAATAATTCAAGATGATTTTGCCAACGATAACATTTTAAATGGTGTACATCAAGGTGTTTATGATGTTGTTTTTCACCAAGCAGCAATACCGCGGGTAAGCTACTCTGTTGAGCAACCTTATCACTCATCAAATGTTAACATTGCAAAAACAGTAAGGTTGTTTGAATCTGCCAGAGGCACAGTTGATCGAATTGTTTGGGCATCTTCATCATCTGTTTACGGTGGCGCTGATATTCTTCCTACAAAAGAGTATACAGCAAAAAACCCCAAATCTCCTTACGCCTGGCAAAAGTCTGCAATTGAAGATTTTGCAAAAATGTGTTGGGATCTTTATAAGTTAGATGTTATCTGCCTAAGATATTTTAATGTTTTCGGCCCAGGACAATATGGTGACAGTCCATATTCAACTGCAGTTTCTGCGTGGTGTCATGCAATAAAGCACGGGCTGGAGTGTAGATCAGACGGTGATGGCGAACAATCAAGAGATATGTGCTATATTGACAATGTAGTATCAGCAAATATTTTAGCTGCTAATGCTGAGGGTTATTTTGCCGGCAAGCCTTATAATGTTGCATGCGGAGACAGAGTTACAAATAATGAAATACTCGCCTATTTAAAAGAAAAATTTGGCAAAAAAGTCAAGGTAAGTAATGCACCCGAACGCCCGGGCGACGTTAAACACACCCAAGCAGACATATCCAGTATTTCATCTGATATCGGTTATAGCGTACAAAAAAGATTTTGGCCTGGACTAGAAGAAACAATTAAGTGGTGGGAGATTAAATAATGAATCAAACAAATTTTGTTCTGTATACCGGTCCGATGTTTAGTTCTAAAACAACTAAATTGCTAGAAAGGATCGATAGAAGTAAATATCAAAAAAAGAAAGCTGCATCTTTTAAACCCCAAATAGATGATAGATACTCAGTTAGCAATCAAATAGTTACACATAATGATGATCATATACAGAGCTGCAGTGTCAACTCCGGGCAGCACATATTAGAAATAGTTGCAGGAAATCAGCCTGTAGATATAATTGCAATAGATGAACTTTTTATGATTCCGGGAGGAGGCAAAGCATGTATTGAATTGTTTAAAAAAGGATATGATGTATATGTGTCTTCGATTGAGCTAAACTTTTTAGGCGAACCGTTTAATGAGGTAAGCGAAATTATGCCTTATTGTACACAAATAATTAAATGTAAAGCTGTTTGTAGCATCTGTCAAGAAGACGCAAGATACACAGCAAGAAAAATTCAAAATAGCTTGTCAAATACAAGTGACGACAGTCAAATTCAAGTTGGTGGGTCAGAATTGTACGAACCTAGATGCCAACTTCATCATAATTTTATGCGTTCTTAATATATAATAAGTTAACGTAATCAGGAGATAATATGTTAGAGCCATCGAGTGTTAATTGCGTCATCTATCATGCAGATTGTACAGACGGATTTGGATCAGCCTACTCGGCATGGAAGTTGCTAGGCAATAGAGCTGAGTATTATGCATGCAAGCATGGAACCAAGCCACCGAATGTTAAGGGAAAAAACGTTGTTATTTTAGATTTTTCTTTTGATAATAAAACCACAAAAAAAATGATAAAAGATGCAAATGAATTATTAGTTATCGATCATCATAAATCAGCAGTCGTTGAATTACATGATATATCTAATACGATATTTGATATGAACAAATCAGGAGCAACATTAACATGGGAATTCTTTCACCCGGGAAAAGAAGCACCAAAATTTATTCAGTATATAACAGATAGAGACTTGTGGAAATGGGAACTGCCCTATTCTAAAGAGTTTTCAGCTGCATTTGACATGGTACCCTTTGAATTTGAAGAATTTGAAAAATTTGAAGACGATAGTGTTTTTGATGATGCTGTAAAGCGTGGAAGTTATATACTTGCTTATTCTAAAACAGTCGTAAAGAAAGTTTGTGAAAAAGCTTCTTCTAGAAAGATGGATGGAAAAGACATAATGGTTGTAAATGCTTCACACTGGATGAGCGAAATCGGGGCTAGACTAAGTCCTGATTGTGACTTTGCAATGATCTGGTATTACGATCATAATGATAAAATAATAAAAGTAAGTCTAAGAGCTTTTCATGATAGAATCGATGTCTCAGAAATTTCGAAAAAGTTTGGTGGCGGAGGCCACAGAAAAGCCGGCGGTTTTGTGCTTCCAGGCGATTATAATATTGAAGATCTTTTTGATAAGGCAAAAAAATGAAAAAACTCCCGTATATAAGATATTCAGCAAAATTTTTTGGAAAATTTGAAGTTGTAGTTAATAATAACCATGTCATACCATGTCATAATCTTGCTACTGCTAGATCAATAAAAAAAAGATATGCGAAATAGTATTAAAGAGCGAATTAATTCCCGAAAAAGAGGGCTTGACATGTCAATACAAAAAAAGATTATAAGGCCTGACTGGGATATCATATGGTCAGACTTTGCAGAAAATATTGCAAATCGCTCAGTTGACTCTAAATATAAGGTGGGTGCTGTCGTGGTTAACGCTGAGAACACTCAAGTTCTTTCAATAGGTTATAATGGTGATCAAAAGGGTGGGCCTAACAGAAGACAATCTCAAGAAACAGGTAAATCAGGATTCATACACGCAGAGATAAACGCACTTATTAAAATGGATTATAATAATCCGTGCGATAAAAAAATGTATCTTACATTATCACCATGCGAAGTTTGTGCAAAAGCTATAGTTAATGCTGATATTAAAGAAGTAATATTTAATGAATTATATGGAGATGGTTGCCCAGGCATTGATATACTTATAGACGCTGGGATAAAAGTAAGAAAGCATAAGGAGGACATGTGAGTTTAAAAAAAGTTTTACACAAGCTTCTTTTAGAAAAAGGTGCAAAAAAGGCTAGTAGCAACAATATGTATTTTTTTCTTTCGCCTACTACATGCATAGTAGACAAAAAAGGCTATAAATATACAATTAGTAAAGTTACATTAGAACCCGAAGTATTAATTCAATGTTACAGATCAGAACTAGACCCGGATCAAGGCGATAAATTTATTACAATTACAGCAAAAGAATTTGATGATTATTATAGGTTGGCATAATGAATATATTTGACAAAGAAATTAAAAAAGCTATTAAGGATACTATGAGACTAGACGAATCTTTAGTTGCCCAACAAAAGAAATTTGACATTAGAACAGACTTTTTAAGTGATTCAAATATTGGTAATCATATAGAGCTTTATGAGACTTATATTAAAGACTTTAATTTAATAAGCGCAAAATTAGATTCTATAGACAAAAAAGAAGTTTCATCAAACCACTCTGATTTTAAAAATTTAAAGCATGATGAAACATACAATTTAAATGCTGCGTATCTTCATGAACTTTACTTCTCAAATATTGGGGATCCAAATTCTCAAATAACAATGGATTCTTTGTCTTACATGCGATTAGCGCGGGATTTTGGTAGTTTTGATAATTGGCAAAATGATTTTATTGCATGCTGCCAGAGTTCAAGATGTGGATGGGCAATCACATATTTAAATACATACACACAGACTTTAATGAATTGCGTAATTGATCTCCATTCTCAAAATGTACCTACGGGAATGTATCCTGTTATTGTTATGGACTTATGGCAACATGCGTATTATAAAGATTATCTTAAAGATGCTAAAACATATGTTAACGCAATGATGAAGCAGTTTAGATGGCCAGTTATTGAAAAAAGAATTATTAAATCAGACAAAATTGCACAGATATTAAGAGGTTAATATGAAAAGAAAAATATACAATTTGCTTTTTGAAGCAGAAGACAATATTGATTCTCCTGAATCTAGTATGATAATGACTTCAACAAAAATGAAAGCACGAAAAGCGCTAGATAGCGTTGATGATCAAATCGATGCACTGATCTTAAGATACGAAGCTTCATCGATAAGAGAAGAGGAAGAAGAACGAGCAATTGCTAGCCTGAGTGAAAGATCACTAAGCTTTCTAGTAGAGCAAGAAGAAGAACCTATCGATGAGCCTGTTGATGATACAGGGGGCGGTGATGAAGCTGTACCTGAAGAAGCACCAGAGCCATCCGGTAGCGAAAAAATGGAAGTAGACGCCCCGGCTGAAGATCAGCAAATTCCTGATCTAGATCTAGACGCATTTGCAGCAAGAACTGTTAGATTGATAAACAATCATAGAAGCCTACTCAGAATGGAAGAAGCTATTGGTAATAGAATTAAACATTTTTTAGACGAAAATTATGGTGATAAATTTGTACAAAGATATCTTGAAATTTTAGATAATCAGTACGGCTTGTCTTTTGATCAATTCGAAGATACAAGAGGCATAAAAGACGAGCCTTTTGCGACAGGTGCTTTTGCAGGTGGTACGGGTGGCCTAGGCGGTGCTTAAAAATAAAAAGTCGATACATATAAACATAGATCCGGATGATCATGCAAATTTTAAAGTTCAATGTGTCAAAAGAGATCTTTCAATGCAAGAGGTATTTGCTGCATTCGCAAAAAGAGTGGGTATGGAATCTTCAGACATGATGAGATTCCTAGACCAGATTGCAAATAACAAGTCAGTTAATTCAGTTAAAAAGAAATATACTAAGTCTGATATTGATTCAATTTTTAGTATCATACAAGAAGATAATAGTACAGAAGACAGATAGTTATCAATATATAGAATAGGAGACTATGATGTCAATTGAAGAAATTAAAAATGCTGTAAAAAATTTGCCTGACGAAAAAGTGGACCAACTTAAAAAAGATTTGTATCTTACTAGTAAATCAAAAGGTGTTTTAGACGCAATACAAGAAAGAGTAGTTTCTAGAAAGCTTTTAGTTTTTGGTGCTTCAACAGCTCTATTTATGTGGTTTGGCTTAGATGCTGATACCTGGGGCATGATTGCAATGTGCTATATCAGCGGTCAATCAGCAATAGACTTTGCAAAGACTTGGAAAGGATAAACAAATGAAATTAAATAGAAATAAATTAAAAAAAATGATTAAAGAATCAGTGCAAAAAATTATTGCTGAATCTGAAATGCAAAAAATGCTAGGCTTGGGTCATCAATTTAGCAATGCTGAGCTTTATAATGCTGCGATGAATATGCTAAGGCAATATCCAGGCATTAGCGAACATTCAATAGAAGGCGAAATGTTAGAAAAAGCAATAAGAAATAGAATGGTAAGAGATCAAATAGGCATAAAGAATCCAGACTATGAGAATTTTAGCATGATACTAAACGTCTTGGACAAGGATCGCATGCGAAGAATGAGTTATAGACGTGGAATTGAAGATGAAATGCGCGATGCTGATCCTACTGGGAGAGAACAAAGGTATGGTGCCATGGCCAGATCAGGCAACACTATAAGACGATTTTAAGGAAATGTATCAAAATGAACATATCAAGAAAACAATTAAGACAGATAATCAAAGAAGCTATAGGCGATGCCGACGGTGATGGAACTTCTGACAAAGAAGAGCTTATAGCAATTGCATCAAACATTAGCGCAGATAATGCACCATCACATGACGCATCGTGGAAGGAATTGCATGCTTTCTTTAACAAAGATTACTTAAGGAAAAGTAAAGAAGCCAATCAAAAATATCAAAAATGGCACAATAGAGATCGAACACAAGGTAAATATGGTTGGAATATTTCTAAAGAATGGGAAGATCTACTTACTTTAATAGATACCAACAATGTACAGCTTGAATTAGAAGATTTAGGAAGTCTTAAAAACTACATGAACGAATTTTTACCAATACAGAAACTTATCACACACAAAATTTTAAAATCACCAGAAGAATCCTCTGTTAGAAAAGCTGGGTATTCTTATCTACGACGCATGACCGGTGCTTCAGATCGACATGCTTCAAAAATGAGCTCAGGCTATTACGGCAAACTCGACTAATAAGGACTTTATGACTTTAAGTACAATTAAAATATTTTTTAAGAAATTGTCAGTTTGGTGTATTCAGCACTGGCGCTGGCTAGTATTTGGATTAATAGCTTTAATTGCATACCTTTCTGGTAGAAAAAATGCAAAAAATCTATGGCAACAAGCAGAGATAGCGAGGAAACATTACAAGGCAGAAGCTGCAGCAATTGAAAAAGCACACGCTGAAAAAAATAAAAAAATCAAACTAGCAGTACGTGAAGCTGACAAAGTAGTTGTTAAAGCTGAAAAAGAAAAGACAGTTTTGATTGATAGACTAGAAAAAGAAAAAGAAAAAGTGTTTAAAGAATTATTAAAAGATCAAAGCAAAATAGATCAGTCACTAAAAGAGTCAGGAATAAACGAGGTATAAAATGAATAGAAACGACTTGAAAGAATATTATAGAAATCTTAAAAGAGGCCACCAAGCTGCATTTGTCAGCAAACAAAGTAGCAAAAGACTTCTTAAGGAAACAAGAGACGTCACAATACAGGAAATTGAAGATGCAGCATATGAATTGCAAACCAGCGATCCAAGCAGAATTGCAACATATCTAGGCGCACATGAAGATGAAGTTGCTTTATTGATAAAGGACAACGTTGATGCCATGTCTCCAGATCATGATCAGCAGCTTAATATTGGAATGTTTTCAAATGAAAACCCACTAGCCGGAGGCGGTTTAGGAAGAGGTCAAGCACTTGCTGAAGAAAATTTAAAAAATGCATTAGCTGATCTTTATCAAGAAGTTATTGATGCTGAAGAAGATGAAATAGATCCTGCTGATTATAGCTTTGGATCATCAATGGATATGATGGGCAACGCAAATTTTGAAGCTTCTAGATTGATCAGATCTATTGTTGAAAACTTTCTTGAAGGCAAAATCTAGATTTTATATTAGCTTTTTGTAAAGTATAATAAGCCAAACAGGAGAAATTATGTTTTGCTTATTTTTTTTAGTGTCATCATCAATAGCTGCAGATCCACAATTTACCAAGCTTAAAAAAGGTGAAGCAGCGCCTTGGGATGGAAGGCTTTTTAATGATGAAGCAGTAGCAAAATTTATAGTTGAAGACAGACTAAAGGTTGATCAATGCGATATCCAAACTAGTTATTTTTTAAAAGTCCAGAAAGCTGAGATCGATCTGGCTTACAAAAAAGACCTAATCGATCTCAACACTAGCGTCGCAATACTGGAGCAAAAAGTGTCGCTGCGTAATGATAGAATCATAGAATTAGAAAGCCTTAAAACACCACCTAACCCGCTTTGGTATACAACCGCGGGCTTTCTGCTGGGTTCTGCAGTAACAATTGCAATAACTTATTCAGTAAATCAGTAGTTTGTTTATTTTGAGCATAGTTATATATAAAAGTTTCAGGAGTTATCAGTGAAAGTCGTTGTCAAAAAAAATGTACTCTTTAATCTTCTAAAAGCTTCACTTAGTGAATCACGCTCCGGTCATTCAGACTTTTATAGTGATGGTAGCTTTTTAGGTAGATTTGAAGAGAAAGAAGAAGAAATAGATTATTTAAATAGTGACGTTCCACTGCGGGCTAGCCCGACGTCTTCAACCCAACTGCATATGAAAAATTTTGATGTTTCGGATCCGGAATATTTGCCGGCATCTAAATCCGGATTTCTAGCTGCTGCAGCTGCTATATTAGAGCATGTTCCAGACAGTCAAATAGAATTTGCATATGAAAGATTACACAAGCTTCTAGATACTATCATAGAAAAAGAAGATGAAAGAAACTATGGATCGTTAAAAGAAACTTTTAAAAGATTGTTTTTAAATGAATCTAGGGAATATTATTTAAAAAATGCTGCAAAAAAAGTTAGAATGGGTGAAGATGCTATTGGTATCGCTCAAGATATGATAGACATGTATGCTGAATTTGAAAACGAAGATGCTTTTGAACTAGGGCGAACAATTGAAGACATATCATACGCAGACGCAGGATTCGACATGACACAAGCAACAACACCGGCACCGGTGCTACCTGCTGACAATGTAAGAACTGTTGCCTCACGAAGGCCTCGTCGTGTAATAACAAAAAAACAATCTGTTCCTGAACAAAAACCCGATCTAGAATATTCTGCTGAATCCCCTACATCTTGGGATGACTATACTTCAAACGACATCACTGGAGCCGATGGCCGTGCACTAGCTGCAGCAACAAGTAAAGAGGAGTTTGTGTTAGGGTACAATGATGCATCAAAAGATACTACTTCACCAAAAAAAGACAAAAGAGACATGTCGGGTATGAATCCTGACTACATAGACGGGTATGAACGTGGTTATAAAGAATTCTCCGGTGAAGTAAAGCCATATAGCTTTGAATCAGAATCTAGACCTAACCCTAGGGATCTATTAAAACAGCAAGAAGCATCAATAAAAATTAGTAGAGCTAATTTTGGAGATCCTGACTTACCCGCTGTTTTAAAATTAATTCCTGAATTATACTTGATTATAAAAGAAATAGGTTTTAAGTTAGAAGTTGATAGATACAACCTTATGATGTCAGGCGATTCTGTGAAACAGGCAGATGCTAATATTAGACAAGTATACAATATTAGTCATTTAGAAAGCTTCATATACTGGAATATGATGAAAGCATATTTCAATAAGGATTACGCTTTAAGGAGTTTTAATAAACACTTTAATGTTATAATGAGTAGTAAGTATGTAACAAACGAAACAAGAATATTTAAAAAAGGATTCTCGCAAGCTTTAAAGACGGACGGTCTAGATGAAGAACAAGGTATAGAGCTTTTATCACAAAATTTTGTTGCAAAGATTTTAGATGATGTGTCAAGCTACAACTATGAACCTGACAAAGATAAGCATTTAAAAATGACACTAAGGAACACATTTTCAACTTTAGTATCTTATTTTCAATCTGGCAAGGGTGTAGATCAAAAAAGTGCAGAAGGAACTAAAAATTATCAAGCAAACAATTCTTTTACGTTTGCTAACAATGTTAAAGAAGAATACAGGGAAGATATTATTTCTGATTTTTTAGACGCATTAACAGAAAAATATTTAGTAAATAATGTATATAAGGTCAAGTCAGGAAGAAAACTACCTAACAATCCAAAGAAAAACGAATATTATGAATACGATCCAATTGAAGTCAATAAAAAAGCAACGACATATGCTAATGATATTATTGATGATTCATTAAAGGCTCAGGCTGATGGAACGACAGTTGATATATTTAGCGATGAAAAACAAGAAAATGAAGGTATACTGGACAACGAAGATTCACCGGACGAAATGACAGATGAAGAGATATCTCAAAAACTTTCAAATACTAGTGATTTTCAGACATTAGCACCGTTCTTTGGATTTAGCGGAGCTCCAGGCATGAGACAGTGGTTTTTAAAGTTTGCAAAAAGATTTTTTGAAATGGGTATTATTTCAGCAAAATCAGGAGATAGAACACTTATTAAATTTCACAGTCAAATGGTCGAAGCTGTCCTAGAAACATTAAATGAAAATCTTCCTGAATTAGCAAACTTAATGTTAGACGAAATAAAAGACGTATCTAAAGAAACACAAGACTTTGATGAGCAATCCAGGCTTTTGCTTGTTAATGTTTTACTCACTTGCGCAAAACAAATCGATGAAGCATTTCAAACATTTCTAGACACTGGTGATGAGCTTCATTCGACAATGGTGTCAGGAAAATCTAAAAATGGTGAAGTACAACCAATTCCTTTTTTAGACTCTTTAGGCGGACAATTAACCAGATCAGTTAACGGTATGTTTTTTAAGAAAGTATTGACTAGATTGGACCGGTCATGGACAGACTATGTAGCTGAGCAGCTGCAAACAAATAAACAATTTATAAACTACATAGCTGACAATATTTCTAATTCCGCAAATATTGACGTAAAGGCAGCAAAATCAGTTGCTGAATACTTTATTGGTAAAAAAAATGCACCTACAATTTTAACAAACAGGGTTGGGACAAAAACAGAAAGGGTTTATAAAACAGCAGCTAAAGGAAATCCATCAAAAGGTGTTAAGACATTAATGAAGTACGGTATTGATGCTGATGCGTATCACATAATAAACATCGAAGCACAAGATTGGTTTGAGGATATGCTAATGACAGACTTTGCAAAAGTACTGGCAGATGGGGAAGTTTTTAAAGGACAGTACAGAGAGTTGATTGAAAAAGATTACGCAAAACTAAGCAAAAACATTAAGTCATTTAAAACCGTTGTATTGACGGCTTTGCAAGATGTCATCGTCGGATCAGAAGAAAGAATGGCAATGGATCAGCTAAAAGATTATGAGGTGGAAAGTTAATGCTAACATCATCTATTTTAAATAGTATTCTTGGAAAAAACACTTTAAAAGAATCAATCGATATTTACCAAAATGAAGCTTTTGATCAATTAGACTTTATTAATAGACAGATGAAGTTTAGTGACGTACCCGTAGAAGCAAAAGAGTCTAGCTGGACTGAATTTGATCACGGAGCCTACACAGCAATTGAAAAACTATATACAATGAAAGACAATGATCATTTAATATATTTTATAAACGAAATATTAAAAGAAAGCCAAAGAATTAATCACCACCCTAAAATCATGATCGATCACATGAACGTTGATATATCACTATATACAAAAGACATTAATGATGTGACTGAGTCTGATATTAAATTGTCAAGAATAATTGACGAAGTCTATAATGATATATTTTTTATTGAGTAACTGATGGCATTTTTTGTAAGCAAAGACTTGGAAGGCAGAGTAGATGAAAATAGTTTAATACCAAATTCTTCAGTAGAAAGAATATCAAAAGAATTTGTTTTACAAGTAGACGAAGTAGAATTTCAAATAATAGAAATAAAATTTTTTAATAATGATATATTTGACTATGCTGAAATAGAATGTGAATGTAATATTTATGCTGTTGATTATTTAGCTTTTTCTAAAGAAAGCGGAAAAATATATTTTAAAAATAACACAATAGAAATAAGTGATTTGCAAATTATTAAAATTTTAAAAAAAGATAATGATATTTATAGTATAAGAGTAAATGGATCTATTCCAAGAGGAAAAATCAATGTTTAAAATAGATAGTGAAAAAGAGCTTTTGTCTTTTTTGAGAATACTTTCAGAAGAGTCAGTAAAAAAATCAAAAAATACGCTTAGTGAAAAATCATCAGATGAGCTTTCTTCATCCTTTGATAAAAGATTAGAAGATGAAAATGAATTATATGAGCAAGAGGATGATGCAGATCCTGAATTGGCTGCTGATACTGTTGAAGAAGAAGAAGTTGAAGAAGAAGAAGTTGAAGAAGAAGCTGCGGATGAAGCTGAGCCTGAAGTGCAGCAGAAACCTGATGAAGAATTACGAGCTAGCTTAGATTCTTTGGAAAGAAATATTAATTCACTTAGAGCAGGTAGGTCACTAAAGGATAGCACAGTTGAAAGCCAATTAGAAATTTATTTTGATAGACTGGGTGATGATGAAAAATCTTTAATGGTTCTTTTTATAAGAGAGCTTTCAAAAATTCTGTCCGGAAAAGTTACGGGTGACAATGCTGTTGATCCAAATCAAGAACCTTACAACCTAGATGTAGTTCAATCCGGTGAAGAAGAACCTGCTGAGGCGGAAGTTCCAGCTGAGTCTGAAAAAAACATTGACGATCTTGCTGACACTTACGCAGAAGAAGAAGAAGAAGTTGAAGAAGAAGAAGTTGAAGAAGACGAAGAAGATAATTCGCCGCCAATTCAGGTAGGGAAACAACAAAATTTAGCAGAAATAAGAAGAAAAATTCAAAAGCTTATGAGATCATGATGAGGATAAAGGAAGACGATATACGAAAAATAATTAGGCACGCAATCTTAAATGAGATTACCAGCCCTAGAATGGCAGATATCAGCTCTTTTAAATCAAAAGACTGTCCATACTATCGTGACATACCTGCAAAGTTTGCAAAACTTATGGCGTCAGGAACTTTTGGAGAGATGGCAGACACACTTAGCAGAAAATTTCCAAAAATAGCTAGCGACTTGGGCATGATTGGTCTAGGAAGTCAGGCAGGGGAGATCAGTACTGGTACATACCACCCGAGTGATATGGCGTCTATAGGTAAAAGCGATAATACAGCACAAATATTGTTTGGATATATCAATAGTTATGCATATGCTCAAGGCATGGGATGTTTAGAGTTTTATTATCTTGGGCTAGCTCTTGATTTTTTAGATACACTCTTCGGAGGAGCAGAAGGCAGAGGTAATAACAAGCCACCTGTTAATCCGAGAAATACAATTGTTGAATTTAGAAAAGGTATTGAAGAGAAATCTGTAGAATTAGCTCATGACTCTGCTGGGTTCGTCAATAATTATGCATTCTATTCTTTACCTAGACTAGCAGGTAAGGGACCAGAATACAATGAAAGTGATTGTATTGATTTGCTAACTAAAGACTTGAAAGACTATCAATCAAGAATTGATACTATCAGAAACATAAGAGAGAATAGCATATCTGATGCTTATGAAAAAATTATAGACACATTAGATATTGAATCAACTAAGGTTGCTAAAAGTATTGATTTGTCTGCAATAGACAGAGAAGATATTAATCTTTCTGAACAGCTTAAGAAAAATGCTATAGCAGATTTAATTATAGTGCTGTCTGATGCGAGACTCAATTACAATAATGTAATTAGTTCGAACAAAGATTTTAATATGATATTTAGAAATTTTATTACTTCAAATTCATAAAGTTTTACTTTGAACTTTGTTATAATATATTGCTATATAAATAGAATATATGAGGAAACGAAATGACAAATAATAACTGGATTCCAGAGATAATGTACGAAGAAACCGACGAAGGTTTAAGCTCACACATTCCGTTTATAATGGTTCCCGTCGATCAAGAAATGCCAAAGATGATTTTTGTTTTTGAAAGTAGAGAAACAGGCGAACATGAACCAAATCAAGACGGCGATCCTGTACCTATTTTTGAAATGGATCTACACCAATACGCAGACATGCTCCAGCTAAAAAATAAGTTAGATGAATCAACATACAATAAGGTTAGAGAGTGTCTAGGACTAGAGCCTTTAAGAGAAGCAGCTGAGAAAGGCTCTGCGATCACTGAATCGATTAGAAAAAATTTAGATAATTCTTAATTTAAGTGATAGTTAGTTAAGTAATGGAGGAGTTATAACCATGAAGATAAACGTAGACAGAATGGCTAGACTAGCCGGTTTAAGCAAAAATTCTAGTAGATCATCTAAATCTTTAAACGAAGGCATGAGTTACGATCACATGGAAGAAATGGATCATGAAAAGCCTATGGAAGAAATGTATGAAGAAGATCCTATGGAAGAAATGTATGAAGAAGAATCTGATTTCATGGAAGAGATAATTGAAGTTGATGAAGTTGAGTTGGTTCAAGAACTTCGAAGAGCTAAAAAAATAATGCTCGAGTCTAAAAAAAGAAAAACAAGTCAGAGTTTGCAAGAATTAAAACTTCAAAAAATAATTGAAGAGGAAGTTCAAAATATTTTTGGTGAAATGGATTTAAACTTAAATTCAGACTGGGTGTATGGATCAAACAAGCCAAAGCGATCAAAAAAAGGTTATTCACATCAAGGTAGCTTCTTAAAAGGCATGGGTTTTAAATAAATCTAAAAAAAATAAGTCAAAAAAACTTATAAATTTGGCCACTTTCGTATTATAATTCTATCAGAACAGGAGTTTGTGATGGAACAATATGAAGTTGGTCAAATTTTGTATATGACGAGTAGTAAGTCTTTTAAGATAATACCTATTCAAGTTGTTGAAGAAGTAGTCAGAACAACAATAGCGGGGAAAGAAAAGACTTACATGATCTGCTTTCCTGACAAAGGCAAAACTATATCTGACATTAAGAAAATAAAAACTGAAATATTTAAAACGGTAGACGCTGTAGAAGTTTATCTGATTGAAAATACAAAAAAAGCAATAAAACAATTAATTTCAGAAGCAGACATAATTAAAAATGATGCATTCGGTACTGTAAAGAAAATAGAGCAGCAGGTAGAAAAACCTGTGCAACAAAAAAATCTTGATGATATAATAAAGGTAGATTTAGGAAACGGCCAGGTCGGCAGAATTTCTAAAAAACAAATACCCATATCAGGAGAATAACTATGAAAGTTTTATTTTTAGACGCGTATAATTTAATATATCGAGCTCGTTCCGGATTCACAAAAGGTGATTATGCAGTCATATATAACTTTTTCAGAGGTGTAAGACCTTTAATAGAAAAGTTTAATCCTGACAAAGTCTACTTTGTGCTTGAAGGAAATCCTAAGTTTAGAGCTCAATTAAGTGAAGGAAACTATAAAGCAAATAGAAAATCAGCAGGAGATCTGTTTCACAGGCAAAAAGCATCAATTATAAATATGGTTTCTTCAATGATGCCTTTTTATGTTGTCAAACACCCAGAACTGGAATGTGATGATACAATTGCAACATTAGTATACAAGCATCATAGAGAAGGTGATGAATCAACAATCATTTCTTCAGACTCAGACTTTATTCAGCTTCTTGGAAAGATGAATGTTAAACTATACAACCCAGTAAGAAAAGTCTTTATAGAGGCACCAGAATATGATTATGTTACCTGGAAAGCATTAAGGGGTGATGCAACAGACAACATACCCGGGATCCCTGGCTGTGGTGATAAAACAGCAACAAAACTTATGACGGGAAGACCCGAACTATTAAAAGAATATCTATCCCAAAAAGATAGAATGAAGATATTTGAAAGAAATGTTAATTTAATTAGGCTGGTTGATTTTTCAAATGACTTAAGCATGTTACAATATACACATGGTCATCTAGATGCAGAAATGCTTAGAGAGACTTTTTCTGATCTTGGTTTTGACTCAATGATAAAAGAAAAAACGTGGAACAAATACATTAAAACATTTGAAGGGTTATGATAGTGAGCAATTATTTAAACGAAGACATACAAAAATCGCTGAGAGCATCAGGATTAATTACAGAAAGCGAAGTAGTAACACAGCAGGGTGATCTTTATATTGCAGTTGATGTAATAAGTAAAAAGCAGCGAATTATTAATATTGAAAAGTCTGGCCTAAATGAAAACACCCGACGTGTATTAAAAGGATAAGTTATGCAAAAAAGACATGTTATTTTTGAAGAAGATCTAGCACAAAAGCTTAAACGAGGTGTGGATACTTTGGCAAATGCTGTTAAGACAACAATGGGTCCAAAAGGAAAGCTAGTTCTAATTCAGCGTGATCATCATCATCCAACAATTACTAAAGATGGGGTAACAGTTGCTAGATCAATTGAACTTCCCGATGAATTAGAAAACATGGCGGTTAAGGTTTTAAAAGAAGCTGCGAGTAGAACAGCTGATGACGCCGGCGACGGTACAACCACTTCAACTGTTTTAGCGCAAGCTATATTTAATGAAGGTCTTAAAATGAAGTCTGCAGGATACCAGATCGACCTTTTAAAAGCCGGTATTGAAAAAGCTGTCAAAGTAGTTATTGAAGACTTAAGTAAGAATTGCAAAAAAGTTGTTAATGATGATGAGCTAAAACAGGTTGCATTAATATCAGCTAATGGTGAAGAAGAAATTACTAATTTAATTGTAGAAGCAATCAAAGCTTCTGGTGTCGACGGGTCTGTAATTGTTGAAGAAGCACGCGGTTTTGATTCATCACTTACAATTGTAGATGGATATAGACTAGAAAGAGGATATTTATCTCCTTATTTTGTATCAAATAAAGAAAAAATGACATGTGAATTCAATAATCCTTTGATTTTCATGGCTGATAGATCATTAAATTCGATCAGAGATCTTATGCCTATATTAGAAATGTCTCTCGAGTCTTCTAAGCCTATTGTAATCGTGGCCAACGATATTGAAGGTGAAGCAATGCAAGGGTTGGTTTTGAATAAAACCAAAGGATCACTTCGTGTATGCGCTATGAAGTCACCTGGTTTTGGTGCATCTAGACATGATCTAATGTTAGATCTTCAAGCTGTTGTAGGTGGTACAATAGTTGATTCAACATCTGATTTTTCTAAGTTTACAATTGAAGACTTTGGCACAGCAAAAAAAATAATTGTGGGAAGAACTAGTTCTATGATTATCGCAAATAGTAAGGATAACGAACAAATAAGCACTAGAATTAATTCAATTAAAGAAAGACAGCTAGAACCTAGTGTTGAAGAGAATGAAAGAGAACTGTTAACATACAGACTACAACAACTTTCAGGCGGAATAGCGATACTAAGAGTAGGTGCAGCAACAGAGTCTGAGCTTATAGAAAGATACGATCGTGTTGATGATGCTCTGCATGCAACTCGTGCTGCGCTTGAAGAAGGTATACTTCCTGGTGGCGGCATAGCACTAGTTCGTGCACAAAAAATATTATTAACAAAAATTAAAAAAGAAGAAAATGATGATATTAGGAGTGGAATGATGATTGTAGCTAGGTCTATTGTGGAACCGTTTAAGCAAATCATTAGAAATGGAAAAAACTCACCAGACTCATTGCTAAAAGAAGTACAAGATAAGAAAAGTAATGTTGGATATGACACTAGAACAGAAAAGTTTGGAAACATGTTTAAAATAGGCATTCTAGATCCATATAAAGTTGTACGTTGTGCCTTAGAAAACGCAGCCTCAGCTGCTGTAATGTTACTTAGCGTAGGGTGTTGTTTGATAGATGTTGAGAACGAAACTTCGCTAGAGGATAATTAGTATTAGATTAATTGCTTAGCTCGAGTTGAAACATGAAAAATAAAAATACAGACTTGTTTGTAGAATCATTACATAAATTAAAAAATAAAATTTCTCGAACAGTTATTACTTTAAGATTAGAGAGGGATACACATGTTCCCGATCTTATGACAAGAATTCGAATCCTACCATCTGTTGCTGTTGTTGGTCAAAAAGAAAAGGTAGACAGATTTATTGACGGTGATGCTAGACTGTCTATTTCTGTTAAGTTTCTACCTAAATCTTCACAAGTATACACGTCATTAAAAGAATTGTGCACAATGATAAAAAGACTGCCAGGCGTCATGTCAATATCTGTTGAGTCGTATGATAAAAGAAAGATTACTATGCGCGGTAAAAAATTAATTTTTTAATGTAAAGTTAATCGTTTTATCTGTACTATTAAATTAACTTAAAATTTATTTAATTTGATTAAAAAATGCAATCATGTGAGGTGTTATATGCATGAACTTTCAAATGATGAGTTGGCAAAGCTTTCAAATGATGATCTTAGAAAACTATTTCTAGATATAAGATCAGTTATTAATAAGTCTAAGAGAAACAAAAAAGAATGTATTTCTATTGAAATATATTATTGTTACATAAGCAAGGAGGTAAATACCAGAAATTTTAAATTTTAAAATGCGTGCAACGCCGCATAAAACGTGTTATAATAACATTACAAACTAAACATTAAAAACTAACAATACATATAGGGGGTTAACTTTGTATAACTCAAACTTAGACAGCTATTTTAAATCAGCTGCAAAAATTGACTTGCTCACAAGATCAGAAGAGGTTGAACTAGCTAAGAAGATCGAAGCCGGCGACATGCGCGCTCGAGAAAAAATGATCAGCGCAAACTTAAGATTAGCAATATCTATTGCAAATAAATATGCAAAATATGGTAACGTAAGCTACGAAGACCTAATCCAGGAAAGCAATATTGGATTAATCAAAGCAGTAGAAAAATTTGATTGGCGACGAGGTTTTAAGTTCAGCACATATGCATGTTGGTGGATTAAGCAAGCTGTTACTCGTTATTTAACAGCAAACAATTCTATTTTAAAAATACCCTCCCATACAGTTGCAAATAGTAGAAAAGTGTGGAATGTAATGAAAGAATATGAAGAAGAGTTTGGTCAGGAAGCTACAATTGAAGAACTATCTGATATCATGGGTATTAGTGTTGATCAAGTAAAACAGGCACAAACTGCCGGGAAAGCAAGATATGTCACATCAATTGATAAGCCTATAGGCGATGAGTCAGGAAGCAGAACGTTGGCAGATATAATTCCTGACAATGCTAGAACTGTAGAAGAAGTATTTGACGGCAAGATTATAAAAGGTGTAATCGTAGAGGCGCTATCATCGCTTTCCAAAAGAGAAGAAATGGTCTTGCGTCTAAGATTTGGAATAACTGACGTTGCTGAAGAAGATCAAAATATAGTAGAAGTTTAAAATTATAATTTAACATATTAAAAATTAGGAGAATAATTATGGCAATGCCAAAAGGGTTTAAATCAAAGAACGGTTACGGAACTACAAAGTCACTAGGCGGTAAATCTTATCATGAGATAGCAGATCATATGGTAGGCAGCGGATTTAAAATGAATCATTCAACTGCAAGAAATGTTTTTGTCAATTCTTTAATAAAAATAGCAGAACAAGTAACATCAGTTTATGACATGAGTTTAGATAAAAAACAAATCAAAGATATCGCAATTAATCCAGAATTTCAAGAAGCGATCGCTGACTTTATGAAAGATAAAAGGTACCTTAATGAATAACAATCACTTACAAAGTATTTTAAACGTAAGATATCAAACAGAGCTTTTAGAATCATTAGACTGGGACGAGCAAAAAAGATCCCAGCTTTTTGAATATTTAGAAACAGAATTTAATAATTTTAACCTTAAGCGACCAGGTGAACTATTAAATTCTGTTGAACTTCACTTTGGAGAATCAACAGCGATGATAATTAAAAAAATATTTGCAGAACAATTTAATGTGATCATACAAAACAATAGTGGAGAAAATAATGAGCATTAGACTAACTTATTATTTAGGCAAAAATAAAACTCACTTAAAAACATTCTGCGAAAGAATGAATCTTAAATCATACGATGAACTTTATTCTTTCTGTAATATAAAAAATATTAAATGTGATGTAACAGAAGAAGAATATATAGCTTTGTTTCCTAAAGAAAAGAAAAAGAAAAAGAAAAATGAAGAAAAAATTATTGAAAAGCCAAAAGCTAAAACCCGGGGACGTGGTAGAAAATCGAAACCTAAAACAGCCGGGAATTCTGATTCAAAAAACAATTCATGAAGATTATTATAAAGTAATTTGCAATGGTAAGATGACAGAATGGCACATAAGTAATATATATCTATTATTAGATAAAAATTAAATAGGAGACACATATGTCATTTAATCATCCCAAACCAGGTCCGAATCTAGTCGGTGCTTATCAAATGAGTGGAATTCCTTTTGTTACAGGTTCAACGGGCGCAGCTGAAACTATTACTAGAAAAGAATTTCCTTTTCCTTTCGTCACTAGATTTATTACGCTTTCTAATTCAAATAACGATGCGGCCGAAGAATTACGTATATCATTTTCCGCTGAAGGCGGAATTGGTGGCCCTGGTGCAGTTGAAAAATATGAGTTTCTTTGTCCCGTAAATAATGCTGTGACACTAGATGTAAGGTGTAAAACTATATTTGTTACAACATCAGCAGCTATGGAATGGTCACTTTGCGCTGGGTTGACACCAATTGCTGCAGTTGATTTTCCTGTTCTTACAGGCAGTAAAGGCTTTGCCGGTGTCGGTGGCGCTGCCTTATAATCATTGTAATCTAAAACTATGCCTAAATACAAATACAATGTTGGTGACGTTGTTAGACTTAATAACGAAGACATAGGATTAATAGTTGGTTTAACAAATGCATGTGAGTATATGGCAATTGAATCTAATTTAAAAGAAGAATTACTATCGACATTCATGAAAATTGCCATATACAAAGCTGTAATAAATAGTACAATTTCTTATATTGATGAATCAAATATAAAGGAATTAGTATTATGTATCAAAGAAAAATTGTAGCTGTTTCAGGTGGATTTGATCCCATACACGTAGGTCACATTAGAATGATACAAGAAGCAGCCGAACTTGGCAACGTTGTTGTCATAGCTAATTCAGATGATTGGCTGCTTAGAAAGAAAGGGTACGTCTTTATGAAGTATGAAGAACGTCAAGAAATCCTTAAATCAATTAAAGGCGTCGTTAATGTTTTTAAAGCAAGTGATGAAGACAATACAGTATGCAGATCTTTAAAGATTATAAAGCCAGATATATTTGCAAACGGCGGCGATAGAAAAGAAGGTAACGTTCCTGAATACAAAGTTTGCGAAAATCTAGGCATAGAATTAAGATTTGGAATTGGTGGCGATGATAAACCTCAGTCATCATCATGGCTAGTAGAAAAAGCAAGAGAGTCTAAATGAAAACAATTCTATTTGATATGGACGGTACTCTAACACCGGCAAGGGAAAAGATGACGCAATTCATGTGCCGGACTTTAGCTAGTCTTCAGAAAGATGGGTATCGTATTGGCATAGTTAGCGGATCAGATATTGATTACATAATTGAACAATGTGAAGTATTAACAGATATTAATAGATTTGACCATACAGCAATTGATATCTACCCGTGTAATGGTACAAAGCATTATCGTTACACTACACACAGCAATTTAATAAACCTATATAAAAATGATTTTAAAAAAAAGGTTGGTAGCGATTTATTTTCAGAACTAGTTTATAGTTTGTTTAGTCTATTAAGCAGTTTCACTAGCAAAAATTATAAATATAATATCCCGCTAACTGGCAACTTTATAGATTATCGTGGATCGATGATTAATTTTTCACCAATCGGTAGGAATGCATCCCAAAAAGATCGACTAGACTGGATAAAGCTAGACAAAAAGTATGATATCAGAAAAGAATTATTAAATCAGCTAAGAAGTAAATTTAACAATAAAGATATTGAATTTAAACTTGGTGGTGAAACAAGTATAGACATATGCCCGACAGGTTGGGATAAAACATATGTTTTGAAAAACTTCAAAGACGAAGAAGAAGTTTGGTTTATAGGTGATAGGTGCGAAGTAAACGGCAATGATAAGGAACTATATGATGCTGTTAAGCTGAGAATTAAAGGAGAGAGCTTTAAAACGACCGGGCCTAGTAAAACTATAGCTATTATTAACAATAGGATTCTTCAGCATCCTAATCAACTTAAGAGGTAACAAAATGGAAAAACAATTACTAGAAAGCTTAGTCCAGCTAAGGACAGAGCTCATTAAAGAATTTGAAAAAATTAGAGATTATAAAAATAATAAAAATGCAATCATGAAAGAAGTAGAGCATGCTAGAGTTGTTCATACAACAATAGCTAGACTGGATCTAATTTTAAAAGATCATGTTAAGTTTGAATAATTTTAGGTTCTAAGGAAAATTAGTCTAATATCCCTATATGTATTAATGTGGGGGTTATCATGATCAGACTAATTTTATTATGTCTGGTCGCATTTTTAGGCTTGGGTTGTTCTGACAATCTAATATATAAAGTTCAAGAGTCGCGACCAGAAATTGTTGTTTATCCTGAAGAAATAGATTTTGGACATCTTACTTCGGGGTTTGAATCAGAAAAGAAAGAAATTATTATAGTTAACACGGGCGATGCAGATTTAGTTCTGATATCGCCCGAATTGTTTGACGGATCGACTCGGTTCGGGATAAACTACGAACAAGACTTGACTATAGAGTCATCAGAAGTATTTGTTATAGAGGTCTTTTATACGCCTGAAACTTACGAGCATAACGGATCTTTCATAAGAATAGAATCAAACGATGAAGATGATCCTGTCATCGACGTTACTGCTGTTGGCATAGGTGATGCACCTGTCATGACTGTATACCCAGATGACTTTGATTACGGTGATATTAGCATTGGCTGCGACAATGAAGAAAGAATAACAGTAAAAAATGATGGCAATATGAATCTCACCATTGATTCAATTGTTCAAATGGTTACACAGCCTGTTGACATACACATGGAATTTGGATCACTTCCTGAGCCTCCATGGGAAATACCTCCCGGGCAATCATTAGACTTTTTAGTTTCTTATATGCCGAACGACTTAGGCAACGATCAAAGCCAAATAACTATTACGGGAAACGACCCTTATACACCTATTATTGAAACATCGCAATACGGCGCGGGAGATGTTGAAAAATGGTTTAGCCAGACACACATTCAAGAAGAAATACCTATTTTAGACGTCTTGTGGGTAGTTGATGATAGTGGTTCAATGAATCGATTTCAAACAAATCTATCTAGTAATATTGGCTTATTTGTTAACACATTTATGGCAACAGGTGCTGACTATCATATGTCTGTTATAACGACGTCAGACTATCATGCTAGTCCGGTTATAACTAGTTCTAGCTCGGATCCGGCTGGTACGCTAGCGTCTGATGTAATGGTTGGAATTACCGGCAGTGGAATGGAAAAAGGAATTCAAATGGCAGTGAGAGCCCTAGGGTCTTCTAATTCAGCAGGCCATGGGAGTTTATTTTTTAGAGATAGTGCAACACTAGTTGTTGTTTACGTTTCTGATGAACCTGATCACAGCGATCTAGGCTGGGCTTCTTATATTACGTTTTTTGACTCAATTAAGCCCCCGGGACAGTTTATACCATACGGTGTAATTGGAGATTATCCTAGCGGTTGTACAACAAATCCTTTCGGCTCAGCACAATATGGCGCAGGATACTGGGATATGATCGATCATTATGGCGGAGATTGGTACTCAATTTGTGCATCGGATTGGGGTGTTCAGTTGCAAAATTTAGCAAACGCATTGTCTGCAAAAAGAGCGTATATTTTAGATGAAAATGATCCTATTGAAGAAACAATAAGTGTATACGTTAATGGACAATTAACACCAAACTGGGAGTATGACGCGAACACAAATAGTGTAATTTTTCATGAAGATTACATACCAGAAGAGGGTCAATCAATAGAAATAGAATACGCAGTATGGGGGTGTTATGAATGAAAAATTTAATATTTATAATTATTAGTTTTTCACTTGGATTTTTGATAGGTTTTTTATCTAAATTTACATACGAACTAAACACTTTTAAACCCTACGACTGGCAAGAACCACCGGTAATAATAAATTGTTATGGAAAGAAGTTTAGTAAACTACACATAATCAGGGCAATAGAATATTGGACTGTGAGGAATCATAAACTGGGAGGATACATACACAGGCCAAGTTCATATTTATGTGATAATGAGTGGCTAGAAGGGTATATTATTCTTCGAGTCGACGAAAAAATGTCTGGCGTAACGCTTGCTAGAACAAAAAGATACACCTCATTAAATAATGTAGTGGGTGCTGTAATAAGTTTTCAGCCAGACTCTTTCAATCTTTACCTTTTGAATGAGCATGAAATAGGACATGCATTAGGATATTCACACGTCGACGTTAAAGGTCATGTGATGCACCCAATACATGAATCAATGGGTTTAGATTTTTATATGAAATAGCTTATTTTATAATTTTAAAAATAAAAGTATTCACGAATCAATTATTTTTTATATAAGTATAGAGTAAAAGGAAGAATAATGCTGAAACTTTTAAAAGAAAAAATTATAGAATCTGGTGGTTTTGTTAATGCGCATGCTCATTTTGATCGATCATACACTTCAGAATCGTTTTCTGATAAAGAAAAGAAACTTCATTTACATGAAAAATGGAAACTAAATGATAGATTTAAAAGTTCAGCTAGCGTCAAGTGCTATGAAAAGAACATAGAAAGATCTGTACTAAGCCAGATTGATTTTGGTGTTACATCAGCATGTACATTTATAGACATTGATGATATAACACAAGCTGCAGCATATACAGCAGCTGCAGCTGTAAAAGAAAAATATAAAAACGTATTTGATTTAAAAATAGCATGCCAGACTATAAAAGGTGTTTTAGAAGAAAGGCAAAGATATATTTTAGACATGTGGGTACCAGAATTAGATGTTATTGGGTCTTTGCCGGCGGCAGACAATGATATATCTAAACATCTAGATGTTGTTATGGGATGGTCTAAAAAATACAATAAAAGACTTCATGTGCACGTCGATCAGTTAAATCACCCAGGAGAAAAAGAAACAGAATTACTAGCTAGAAAAACAATAGAGTGGGGACTAGAAGGTAGAGTTACAGCAGTGCATGCACTATCACTAGCATGTCATCCAGTATCTTATAGACAAGAAATTTATAAATTATCAAAAGATGCAGGGTTAAGCTATATAACATGCCCGTCAGCTTGGATCGATCACCCTAGAAGTGAAATTTTAGTACCTTCACATAACGCAATTACACCTGTTGAGGAACTTCTAGAGCATGATATAGTTGTAGCTATAGGTTCTGACAATATTAATGACATATATAAACCTTACTCGGATGGTGACATGATGTTTGAGTTAAGACTTTTACTAGAAGCATGCAAAATATATGATCAATCTTTTTTAGTTAAAATAGCAACAGATAATGGCAAAACAGTTACTTCTTGACTAAAATTATTATATTTATAAATATTTTGCAAAAAAATATATTTTTTATTGTACATTTAAAAATTGGTGTTTATATTAAATAAGAGGTGCCTTTAAGGATCTCACTTTAATCAACTCGCTATTTTTAGGAGAAAATAAAATGACATTTGACACAATACATTATCCAGTCCCAGCAATTATGGGACGATCTATGTTTAACCAGATCTTCGATCAGTTTTTTGAGGATCCAAAGAGATCTATTAAAAGATCGACTGAAGGTTATCCAGTAACTGACATCTATACAAATGATAATCATGATCAAATTATTGAAATGGCACTCGCCGGATTTAAAAAAGAAGATCTAATTATTGATGTAAAAGACAATACAATTACGATTAGCTGCAACAATTCAAAAGAAGAGAAGCATCAAAGACGTAGAATAGCTAAGCGGAGCTTTGAAAAGACATTTGTTGATTACTACAATCAACTAGATTTTAAAAAGACTGAAGCTGAATTTATAGATGGTTTACTTTCTGTGACAATCCCTAAGATTGAAGAAAAGAAGCCGACAACAATTAACATCAAGTAAACAAACTTGAGTTGATTAATTTTTACTAGAGGTGGAATTTCCACCTCTTTTTTTATATGTATATACATGAGTGAAATATTTGAAAATGACTTAGTGATTATATTCATATCAAAACAAGATAGAAACACAGATGAATATTGTGACTTTAAAATATGCAAGGTTTTAGCTGTTGGGAAGGATGATCTGCTCTGCGAAATTTCAAGCATGTATAGTAATAAATTATTTAAAATATCAAAAAAACGATGTGTTAAAATAGATAGAAAAAAATTTAGTTATAAGGATCATCAAACCCACGCTCCACAAATAGGAGACCTAGTAATGTCAATAAGCGATCCTTACAACAAGGAAAGAGAAACACATACCGGCCTAGTAGAAAACATAACATATGATCCTACTACACAATTTAATCAAGTATATACTATAAGAACTGGCCAAAAAACAATAACTGCGTATTTAGAAAACATTATTGTACTTGAAACATCCAGGTGATATATATTATAGTAGAAAAGAGAAGTTATAGTGAAAATAAAAAAAAATAAATTAAAAAAAGTGATATCTAAAAGCCTTAAAGATGATTTAATTTTCGAGGCTTCAGAAGACGCATATGCAAGATTTGTATATAATATGGAAAAATTAGCACTTTTTTCCGGAAAGTCTGCATCTATGAATCTTTACAAAACAGAAAACCCAGAGCTTTTTAAAAGAATGAAAGCTTTAGGGCAAAAAATAGTTAAAAAAATACAAGGTGACTTTCCGGGCACAATCGATCTAGATTCAATAAATGCTATTATTGCTTCTGCTAAAGAAGAAAAAAGAAAAGATCCCGGGATAGATTACGGTGCTAAAGTTATTGAATATGCGAATGATTATTGGTTTGACAATATCGGTGCAAGTAGATCTGCTGACAGCAGTCATGGTGGTCATTCTTTACTAGCAGCTGATCCTAAGGCAAGAGGAGTAGTTGCAAAGTCTCTTGATCGTACACTTAAATACGCATGGAAAGAAGAGGCAAATCAACCTGAGAATCAAAAATTCTGGGATGATTTTGAAGTATGGCATGCTATTGGTGGTATTGTAGGTGAAAGAGGAACAATTGATCATAAAACGATCTTAGGGTTTTTGGAAGCTTTTAAAACATCCAACCCACATGAAATGTCTGCGTATGGTTGGCATGGAATGAATGGCACTAAATCAGATTTAAAAAAAATGAATCTTGGAATTACTCAAATAATAAACAGTGAAAGCGGTTGGAAAGACAAAGTTCATGTAAAGCTTAATGGAGAAATAACTTTTGCTGCTAATTTTGATATTACGACTCAGTGGTTTAGCTATAAAGAAGACGATGCATCTGACTTTGAAAAGGCTGGCGATTTAAACAAAATGATACAATACGGCAAGCATGGATCAATGATAACCGGACCAAAAGACAAGCTGTTAAGCGGTATGGATAAATACAATGAAATTGTAATTAAAGATTCAAAAGTAGCTGCAATTGCATTTCCTGATGCATTCTTTAAAGAAATAAAAGATATGGGTGAGTTTCGAGTTGCTGGCATGAGTTTACTTTCTGTAGCAAGATTAATTAAAGAAGGCAACATCGATCAAGCAAATAAAGAAATATTAGAAGCAACCGGGAAAACAGGCCTATATAGCGGATCAAATTGGTATGCCAGCGCAGTTCATCAGTTAATTGATGCAATGGCTGCAGGAGACAAATCATTAATAACTGATGAAAACAGAATTGTTAATGTTTTAAAGTATATTTCTAAATATCTAGAGTATGATATAGAAATTTATCATGTCCGCGGAAAGAGTAAGAAAGATGTCGTGGTTAACTTTGTTAATTCAATGAAAATTTGTATTGATTTCATTGAAAATAACCCAGCTTTAAAATCAAGAAAAGAATTAAACTGGTATGAGTGGTTACGCGAAACGAGAAATCCGGTTATGAAAGCAGGTATCGATTCGCTAATCAAATATATCAAAGATGACACAATAAAAAAATTCATAATGAGCAAAGAGGGTGATGATTTTTTCTATGAGCTGTTTAGCAAACTTAAACTAGGATCGTACTACTTTAACCCAAGAGAAAAACCACAATACAAAAAGCTTATTTTTAATCCGGAGTCTCTTTTAAATCAAAAAGTACCTTATAGCTACATGCGAAAGGATGCATCTATGCCTGTTAAGTTATATCAGCTTGCGTCGCTGGGAATAGCAATGAACAAGGCCGCACAAGACGGTATACCTCCTTTTGTTTCATCTTTTCCGACCGTGTCGGCTAATAAACCCATGACGAGTGGCCAAAAAATAATCATGCCACCTTACTTTGTCAGTGTAAGGTGGAAAGATTCTCCTAGAGGAGAAGAAAAATCTTATCAAGATAATACTCAACAATCATTCGGCCCGGGATATCGTTCTCATCAAAATAATTATAAAGAAATATTTGACATGCTTGATGGTATTGTTAAAAAAGGTGGTGAAGTTATTTATTTTGGTATATACGATAAAAGTAAAAAAAGCTTTATAGAAATTAAAAACAAAAATGAATTGCAAAAATTAATGGTACCTACGATCCCTACACGAAACATTGCAGAAACAAAACTAACAAGAAGTCATATTAGAAAACTTTTACGGGAACTTATAAATCAATGAATATTAGTAAGCACAAATTTAGAAAATTAATTTTTGAAAACATAATATTATCAGAAGGTCTACGTTATCATCTAGATAACTCTAAACCTTTAGTTGAAAACATATATAGACCCGGGTCAGAAAGGTTCTTCTCGTTAATCTGTGAAGCAAGAAAGTGGTATAATTCAGGACACTTATCACTACTATCAGAGGACATAGAAATTATAAATTTAGATACCGGTAATTGGGGCAATTATATGGGCAGAGAAGTTGCACTTGACTTTCCGATATCACAACAAGCAGATGCACTTATTCAAACATCAGACATGGGATATCATAAATCCAGTAATCTGCTTACAAGAGTTTTTAATAATGAGTTTGGAAATCAAATAGAAGTAGAAGTTAGGGACACAATACCTAGTGATTTTTTAGAAGGTGAAACTTCATATGACGGCGTGTTTATAAGGCTAGTTGGCCCGGATTCAGAATCTGGAAACGTCATGACAAAGAGAGAGGCACAGACTTTGATGGGTTTGCTTTATGACTATTTTTGTGAAAGAGAATATTGTGAACTTCATGAAGGGAAAAAGAAAAGAAACAAAAAATCTAAAAAGAAGTCAGGAACACTATACAAGGGCAGAAAAGTCAAGCTTAACAAGCCAAAACGAGGCGGTAAGAAAAAGTTTTATGTCTATGTAAGAAACCCTAAGACAAAAAAAATAAAAAAAATATCTTTTGGCGCTAAAGGAATGACAACAGGCTTGAGAGATCCTGCAAGAAGAAAATCATTTAAAGCAAGACATAATTGCGAAGACAAAAAAGATAAAACAAAACCCGGTTATTGGTCATGCAGAATTGGTAGGCATCCAAAAGTTACGGGTGCTCCTTACACAACTTGGTGGTAAATATGAAAATAAATAGAAAACAATTAAGAAAGATTATAATCGAAGCAATGTACGATCCAATGCATGGTATTAAAAGTTTAGATGGACCTTATAGAGACAAAATTATGAGTGTGCTCGACAATCCAGATACATCACCTGAAGATCGCACACAGTTTCATCAGCTTGCTGATACAGTTACAGATTATAAAGATCCGCGTCCTGGCATGCCGGATGATTCTATGGCAGGTGTCGATGCCCAGAAGGAACAATACTTGAAGGACGCAGGAAAATATATTGCACCGCACCTACCGGGATTTCTTAATCTTCCTCAAGCTATAATTGATGCAGTAGTAGAATTTGTTTTCTTATCAAGTAACCCAACTTTACATATACAAATTGATGTCGATGGCCTCGAAGAAGACATAGGCGAAAACATGTTTTACAGAGCGTCCAACTATCCGGATCGTAATTTACCAGAAAACGCAGATGCAGTGAAAATCGTAGATTCCTATCGAAACAATCCTGAAAGTCATGATGCTAAATATTACGAGATTTACGCACCCACTGGTACTTATAAAGGCGTTGATCCGTTTTCAAAGATAGACCCGTACTTTGATCCAAATTCTCAATATGCTGCGCATAGGACGGGCGACGGTCAAACTGGTTTTCATGAGGGTTTTAGAGAAGAATACCATAAAGTCACCACAAAACCAGCACATAAGATAGACAGCTATACAGTTGAGCGCGCTTTTATAGAAATGATGAGAGACTTAAGACCGGATCATAGAGAAACAGTAATTAACTAAAAGGTCATGTTTGCATAAGGTATAAAATATGAAAATAACAAGAAAGCAATTAAGAAAGTTACTTTTAAAAGAATTTGACATGTCTGGCATGTCTGGTAGCATCATCGATGATCTTCACGCAGGCGCCGGCGGACAGCCGCCGGCAAAGCCGCCAGTACATAGAGGCGGCGGCGGCGGAAGAAGACCTAAGAAAGGCCCATGTGAATCAGGTATGCCGCAATTTGAAACTTCATATGATTTAGTTTTTGAAACTTTCGCTGTATGGGTACAGAACAATGAAAATTTTGGAGGCCCAACCGGAACAGAAAATTTTGAAAATTATTTTAATCATTTAGTATCTTTAGATATCACCGACGAAGAAGAGGGCATTTCTGACGTCATAAAAGGTATGATGGATGTCTATGCTACCTATTATTGCGCTACTCGCTCGAGCGATTATCCACCATCAATTGAAACCATCTACAATAATCCTGTCGCTGCAATTAATCACTACTGGAATTCTAGCAATGATGAATAACTTTTCAGATCAAAAATATATTACAGCTGCAGGGTTTATTATATTTAGAATCAAGAATAACAATCCTGAAATTCTTGGGCTTAAGGCTCTACCTAAATTTAGAAAACAAGCCGGTGGTATATATGATGTACCCAAAGGCAGAATCGATTCCGGTGAGGCTCCAATAGAGGCAGCTCATAGAGAACTGTTTGAAGAATCCGGTCTCAAGGTAAGAAGAATTATAAATAAGAATCCTATCATTGATAAACCTTTAGCACTTTGGGTCGCAGAAGTTGACGACGCAGATAGTGTTTTAATTGGCAGAAATCCAGACACAGGGTTAATTGAACATGAAGGATATAAGTGGATGAAGATTGACGAAATGAAAGACGTATGTTTAAAATACTTACGGCCGTCAATAATAGAAGCAAAGACTATAATTTGGAATTATACTAAAATATAAAGATATTTATTTAAATAACAGGGAAGATAAAATGAAGTTAAATAGAAAATTGCTTAAAAAGCTTATTCAAGAAGAAATAGAAAACCTTTCTTATGATCGCTCAAAAAATATTGAAAAGTATATAATTGATTTTGACGAGCCCTTTGAAGTTGAAGCTCATGAAGATGCATGGGCAGGAGGCAGAAACATCTATAGTAATGCCGATCATTTAAAAGATTACGGATCTAAAGAAAAAAGTATAACAGGTATAGAAAGATTAATTCACAAAACAGAACTTAAAGAAGCTTCTTCATCAAATCGTGAGCTAAGAACATTGATATATGAAGAAATGAAAAAAGTTTCAGAATTAAAGCAATTTATTAATTCTCGTGGCGGAAAAAAATTCTTGCAAGCAGGCAGGAAAATAGAATCTGCTGGGACTTCGATTAGAGAGTTAGGTCACGATCACACAGGCATCATGAGAGAGACGCTTTATAATGTTTCTGAATTTGTAGAAAAACTAGGCCATTCAATCGGAAGTGTAAATGAGTTAGATGAAGACTCTTCAACAGAAAGTACCTTACCTACTGTTGCAGAGCTTAAAAAACTTATTAAGTCAATTAAACGATTGGAAAAATAAATGTCTGCCATTACTGGTCAAACGCCTATGATCGCTATAGATGAAGATTGCAGAATCTGGGCAAAGCTTGAAACACATAATAGAACCGGTTCTGTCAAAGACAGAATGATTGAATATATATGTGACTTAGCGGTTGCTAACGGATCCATAGAGCCTGGAAAAACAATACTAGTCGAAGCAACCAGCGGCAATACTGGAATTGCATTGGCATCTTATGCTGCATCGATGAACTGTCCCTGTAGAATTATCATGCCCGAAAATATGTCCCAACAAAGAAAAGACATGATGTTGGCATTTGGTGCAACAATAATGGAAACAGGTTATAATAATTTCAAGGAAGCAATCAGTATAAGGGATAATTTGTTGTCTAGCTCTAAAAAATATTTTTCACCAATGCAATTTAGTAATCCATTGAACATCCAGTGTCATTATGAAACAACAGCACCTGAAATACATGGGCATGTCATCACAGAAATGAGACCTTTAAAGTGGGAAGCTTTTATTCACGGTGCCGGAACAGGCGGAACTATGATGGGGATAAAAAACTACATAGATAAGGTAGGGTTAGACGTAAAGTGCGTACTGACAACACCCGAAGAATCTGCAGAAACTCATGGTATTCAAGGTATAAATGACGGCGGCGACTATCTTCTAGACAAAAGCTTAATGGATGATATTATTTCTATCAAAACTGAAGATGCTATCATACGAATGAAAAAGTTTTGGCAGGACACAGGAATATTAATAGGCATAAGTAGTGGTGCAAACATTTTAGCTTCAGAAAGATACTTAAAAAAGTACAATCCATCAGGAATTATAATTACAATACTTTGTGATAGAGGAGAAAGATACTTATGAAACTTTATGAAGCAACATACGGTAATATTCCTATAATAGCTGTCTATAACGGTAGATTTCATCCCATGGGACGTCATCACGTACAAACTTATGAAAGAATAGTTCAGATATTCGGAAAAGACAACACCTATGTGACTACTGCAGATAAGGTAAAACTTCCTAAAAGCCCGCTAAGTTTTTTAGAAAAAGAGAAGATTGCAATTGCACATGGAATCAATCCGGATAAATTTGTTTTTTGTAGATCTGGATACCAGCCTAATGAATTGCATGCGAAAATCCAAAGAGAGAGGTCAGTCACAGCAGATGGGTATGTGATAGTTTTCGTAGTTGGAGAAAAAGATATGCGTGATGATCCTAGATTTAGTGATTTAGGCGGCATGACAAAACCGACCAAGCGAAACCCAGTTCCGAGACCAAAATATTTAAAAAGCTATGACCCGCAAAACTTACTACCAGCATCAGAGCATGGTTACGTATACACAATACCCACAGTTGATATAGTACTACCTGATGGGCGACAAAGTTCGGGTACTAACTTAAGAACATTTCTTTATAATTCTACACCTGAAGAGTTTAAAGCTGCGATGGATTTTTTCGATCAAGAGCTATACGACTTACTTAAGGTTAAATTTGATCCTGTAAATCTTTACCCGGGTATTGCTATCAATGAATTAAAAAAAAGACCAAAAAAGGATACACAGGAGTATTCTACATATCTTGAAGAGCTAATGGACGAATTAAAATATATAAAGTCAGGATATGAGTCTAGAAAAAAGACGGGCCGGCGATATAGAAAAGAAGCAAGCAAAATACAAGATGCATACTCAGAGCTCCGGCGTCTAAGAAACAAAAATAATAAAATACTTAATGCACAAAAAATAAATGAAGTAATTAATCAGAACAACTATGTCGCAAACATAGAAATAAGTAATGATACAAACTTTAACAAAGACTCAATTAAGAACTTTTTAAAAAAGTTTAAATAGGATTGATAATTATAAAAAGAGGTAATATTGTGATAGACTTAAGAAAAATACAAACTGGTCTATCATGATATTGCCTGAAACTGCATGGAATGAAGTAAATTCTTCAAGTATCACTTCAAAAGAGTTGATCAGTATAATGAAAGAATATAGCAAAATGGGCTTAACCTTGTACGTAGGTTCAGATAGTATGCTAAATTCAAATTACTGCACTTTTTCATGTATTATCGCAGTGCATTCTAATGATTTGGGAATTGCAAACTATTATTTTCAAAAACAAAATCTATATGAAGAAAGGTACAAACAGCTCGAAAACAAAATATTAAAAGAAATAGAAATATCAATCATGACAGCAAATTATTTAAAATTACATATACCAAAATCAATTATTGAAGTACACGTAGACATCGGTGACAAAGATCGAAATGCAACCCGGTACTTAGTTGACAATGCAAAAGGCTGGATTTTGGGTATGGGTTATAAAGTAAAAATCAAACCTGACTCTTGGGCTTCATCGGTTGCGGATTGGCATACAAAATAGGATATAAAAATGGCACTAACAGTAAAAAGAAGAAAAAGTGGATTACTAATACCAAAAACACCAAAACTAATCATTCCTAGTGTTAACAACATTTTAGGTAAGTCACAAGAAGAAGAAATAGTAGAGTCAGAAATCAAAAGAATTGTTAAGGAAACAATTTCTGTCAATCATAGAAAAGAAATTAAAAAAATCATGTTTGTACTGATATATCAGCGTGTTTATGGTGAAAAAGAAATTTCAAAAATATATTTAAGATATCCTTCAAAAGGAATTGAAAAAGTAATCGACGCAGAGGAAATTGAGAACCGCGGAGTCGCATTATTAGAATTTTTTGATTACATAATAACCCATGGCGCAATTGAATTGCAAGATGCAAAGAAAGCTTTGGAAATTATGTAAAATTAATCCATTTTACCTTATAATAATAAAAAATGGAGGTAGAATTGAGTAATAGTTTTGATAAATATTTTCCCTACAAGGAACAAAGAGAGCAACAAACTTACGCGATCAAAAAAGCAATTGATGCGTTTATGTCTGAAGATAAGCGATTTGTAATATTAGAAGCCGGCACAGGTGTTGGAAAGTCCGCGATCGGTCTAACAGTGGCAAGATATATAAATAGAAATTTAGTAACCAATCATGATGATATAGGTGCAGGATCATATTTTTTAACAACCCAAAAAATACTTCAAGAACAATACGAAAAAGACTTTGGCGGTAATAAAGGCGACATGTGTTCTTTGTATTCAGCGTCTAATTACAAATGTGGATATCATAAAAAGAATGATTGCAAGTCTTCTCAACAGATGCTGAGAACTGAGCAAAAAGGATCAGCATTTTTTAAACATTGCATGACATCTTGCGCTTATAAAATGAAAAAGAAATCTTTTTTAGAGTCGCCTGAGTCAATTACAAACTTTCCTTACTTTATTACAGAATCAACTTATTCTGGTAAGATAACACCAAGAAAGACATTAATTGTCGACGAAGCACACAATACGGAGTCTGTGCTTAGTAGTTTTGTTGAAGTAAGCGTAAGTCAATATTTCTGTGACAAGCTTATTAAATGTGAATGGCCGGAAAAGATTACGCCTATTAACTTTGTAAAATGGGTAAAAAATCAATACTTTCCAGCATTACAAATAAAAGTAACACATTTTGAATCTCAACTTGAAAAAATGGGACTTAAGTCAAAACTAGCTGAATTAAGAACGCTTTCAATGAAATATGAAATGCTTTCTTCTCATGCCAAGAAGTTGGAAAAGTTTTTAAAGGATTATTCTTCAGATAACTGGGTTATGGAAGTCCAAGAAACTGAAAAGAGAGGATATAAAAAGGTTGTATATCGAGCAATTGACGTTTCAAAATTTGCTGAAGAATATCTTTTTAGAATGGGTCACAAGGTTTTACTAATGTCAGCGACAATTCTTGATGCAGACTCTTTTGCTAAGTCTTTAGGTATTAAAAAAGAAGAATATAGCGTTATCAAGCTTCCATCACCGTTTCCTGTGGAAAATAGGCCTATTTTCCAATCCACAATTGGATCGATGTCATACAAACAAATAGAGCAGAGTCTGCCTAAGCTTAAAGCTGCCATAGAGGCAATTTTAGAAGAGCACAAAGGCCAGAAAGGTGTAGTACACTGTCATACATATAGAATTGCAAACTATCTTAAGAAAAATATTAAGTCAAGAAGACTTTTAATTCATCGCTCAGACAATAGAGATCAAATACTAGAAAAGCATATTCGTGCTAAAAATGACACCGTGCTCCTTTCGCCTTCAATGACAGAAGGTGTCGATCTCAAGGGAGATCTTTCTAGATTCCAGATTATATGCAAAATACCGTATCCTTATTTGGGAGACCCGATTGTTAAAAAGAGAATGAATAAGAATCAAGGCTGGTATGCTTTACAAACAGCTAAATCTATTGTACAATCTTGTGGTAGGAGTATTAGAAATAAAGATGATCAAGCAGTAACTTACATTCTTGATAGTGACTGGCATAACTTCTATAGAAAAAACTCAAGTATATTCCCACTAGACTTTAAGCAAGCAATATTAAAATAGGTAAAAATCATGTCAAGTAATTTAAGAGTAGGTGATAGAGTTTATATGACGTATCATATGAGCAACAAAGGTGTAATTAATGAAATATTTTTTAAGCCTGTTCAACACGGAAACGGTGCCGGCCCTTTTTCACAAATAATGTTTGTAAAGTTTTTAAGTGAGCTTACTGGCAAAGAAGTAACAATTAAGCGTCAAGATGTAAGAAAAGAAGATTAAACGTTATTTTCTAAATAGTTATTGATATACGAGGTAGCTATGGAAAAAAAGAATTCAATTAAGGACTTACATCTAGATAAGCCGACTAGTCATGGTGGCTGGCCAGATGGACATTCTGGGAGTTATACAGACCCAGACACACCGGTAAACAAACAAATTGCTAAGTATCTCGAGGATATGGGCTTAATTGATGACTCAAATCCTCGAGCTCGTTTAAGCGAGTCCAAAATTAGAAGTTTAATTAGAGAAGAAATAATTAGAATTTTGTCTGAATAGCGCATATTTATTATTTGAAAGTGTAAGTGTAGGTTGAGTTTATGTCTAAAAAAATCTGTTATAGTTCTCTATTTGAGCGCATCAATAATCTTAAGAAAATGAGATCTAGTCTCAGTGAAAAAGAAAAAGATTGGCATGCAGCTTTTCAAGCTAGCGACTGGGTTGTTGGCCAAATAAAGTGTTTATTAGCATCTGTGGCAAATTCTGATACAACAAAAGAGGATATTGAAAATAGACTTAAAGACATACTTTGTGTTATCGAAACTGGAGATGAAGATGAGCAGTAAAGAAGATGGTTGGACTGAGTACTCAAGATTAGTATTGAAGGAGTTGGAAACGTTGGCAAACGGTATCAAAGAGCTCAATGAAAGCATGAATGAGATGAAGAGAGAAATTACTGAGATCAGAGCCAGGGAAGACAAGATCCAGGATCTAACAAAATGGAAAGAGCGAATAGACGAAGTAGCTTCACCAACACAACTTAAAAACTTGCAAGCAGAAGTTGAAGATTTAAAATTATTCAAAACAAAGGCAGTGACTATTTTCGCAGTTGTACAATTCGCCATGGCTGCAATTGTTTTTGCACAAAGGTTTATGTAGAATGAAAATTTCTAGAAAACAGCTTAGATATCATTTAAATAAAATGTTAAACGAAACGGATGTAACGCTAGATATACTAAGCACAGATTCAAAAGGTGTAAGTTTGTTAAGCGGGTTAGTTGGTAGATACGATGGAACCGGTGGTTCCGGCCCCAGCAATCGCCGCGGCCAAGATCCAAATGCACCCATAGTGTCGCCAAAAAATCCAAAGTTTTCAGATGCTGCAGGCGTGCAAAATGTTGACACAAGATTACCTGTATACACACTTTCTAGACAAAGTAACCCGGGCCAATCTCAATTAGCATATGATCAAATGGTAGGTTCGATCGGTAATGGTGAAACACCGGGGTTTCCAGGGGAATACATAACTGCTCAATTGCTTAGTCACGCCGGCCCCTCCTTTGTAGATAAAATGTCCTGGCCAAACTGGATCGCTTCTCCTCCTGCAATCGGCAATTTCAATACCCCCGAAGGCCTGCTAAATATAGCTTCAACACAATTTCCTGCTGCTGACGTATATATTGGGAAAAAAGACATTAACGTGACAATGTCTACAAAGGTCGTAGCTAGTAATGAATTAAACTTTTCTGATGACTTTATTGCTACTTCTGTAAAAATGTCAGGAAACTCTTCATCCCGGGAAAAAGCTCCATCAATAGGTTTCGCAGGAACAAGAAAAAAAGCAGGTCTACAACCACATCATTTTAGTGGTGATAATCTAGTAACACTTCCGCTTTTTTTTGGTGCAAAATGGGCAATAACAAATTATCCAGTAGCAACTAATCCATATAAAAAGACAAGTAAGAAGGGATCCAATTCTTTGGCAGCGTTTTTAATATCCAAAGGTATTAATAAAATAACAATCAAGGTTGCAGGAATAAACATTTGTGCAATACCCTACTTTAGTGCAGAAACCCGACCGACTGATCCGATTCTTTTTGGAATATACGCAACAGGAGTTAAAACTCATACTATTGTAGCTGATGGTACGGATAAGTTTAAATATGATTCATCATCAGATGCAGAATCTTTAAATTCAACAGGCATTGGAAAGAACCCACATGAGCTAATAGGATTAATTAATGCAGGATCAATTTCTTCATCCGCTGTTTCAACGGCAGGTGGCAATCCGGCAGCAATGACTCAGAATACTTTAACGTTTGCTGAAGACCCAGCATATCAATCTGCAGTTAATACATTAACACGCTCTATTTTTATTCTTAATAATGCAAAACAGTCAATAAAAGAGTATACGAAATCATCCGCATTGACATCAAAAATAAATATTAAACCTTTGACACTAGACGAATCTGACAATTATAAGTTTTTAGTATTGCAGATGATCAAGGCCGGCCAAGCTGCTCAAATCCTCAAAGATGTCTTAAGCAGCAGTACAATTTTGACAGCTACCGAAGTTCAAAAGGCAACACTCAATTCAGCAATGACGCAACTAGGTAAAATAAAATCTTCTGTTGGTCAGTCAACTTCCCTAGAAACTCAAATATCAGAAATGATCAATGTTTTTAAAAAATTAGAAGAAAATTACAAAATAATAAAAGAAACAGCGGAAAAAGCTAATAAATCGATCACCGATAATCCGACGGATCCTGCCTCAATTGCAGTAATACAAGATGAAGTTAGTCTATATAATAAGATATTAGCGCAAATAGAATCAATTAAAACAAATGCTAATGCAATTTATGATTTTATAGATTTTTTAATTGGCACGAATGTACCGCTTCAAGGAGCTTCAACATTAACCTCCCGTCAATATGAAAAGTCAAGAAAGGCATTCAAAGTGCTTACAAGGCTATCCGAGCGCATGATGAGTTCAGCTATTAAAGTAATGCCAGGTTTAAATGACTTTGAAGCAGCCTTAATAATTGCAGCCAACTTTGCAATGCAATCGTTAACAATTCTAAATGAAATGACAATAGAAATTAAAGAATTTTTAGAATATTCTGCTCCAGTCACAGATTTAAAATTGACAATAGATGATTCAACTTTGAATGACAAAAGCGAAGACTCTGAAGAAGAATTATCAAACGTTTATCAGCTTCAAACAAAGACTACAAACAAAAAAGTTCCTTTCGGACAAGAAGATAGAACAGCTGCAGCTCTAAATAAAAATAGTAATGAGCCTATTCTTAAACAGGTTGCTGAGACAAAAACATACATGTCTATCCTTCGTGAGTTAATGAAATATTCCAAGTAGCCTTTCCTTTTTATACTCATTAATAAAAACTAGCCTTTTCTTTTTATACTCGTGTAAATACAAGCCTAGCTAGTTATAATAAAAGAGTAACTTAACAATAAAGGGGTACTTAATGTATTTAACAAAAGAAATGATTCGTGAAGCGCTAACAAACGTCCAGACGTTTGAACATGAACTAGACAATCTTTTTGCATCTTATGACTATAGTCTTCGTGATAACCTGGGTCGTAGAAATGCGCTATGTTCACAAGCACAGGAAAAAGAACTAGCAAAAGTTCTTGGCAAGACATTTAAATCTGTAATACAAGACGGAGCTCCTGGTAAACCGGATATCTTTATTGGTGATATTAATAAGGAACTAGAATGCAAACTCACCTCGGGCAACAGAAGCAGCTCTGTGTCTTATTCTCTCCAGACTGATTGGGCGACGCTAGAAAAGAAAGAAAAGCTTGACTATCTTTACGTACTTTGTGATGAAGATTTTGAAAAGTTTTGCGTACTTTACTTTAAAGACTTAACAACAGACGACTTTCACCCACCGGCAAATGGATCAAGAGGTAAGTCACGTATGAGAAAAAGTTCAGCAATGAAAAAAGCAGTTTGTCTGCATGGTAGCTTTAAAACACAAAACGAAGGCTATATTAATAGCTATACAGAAAAAATAACAGAGAATGTTGATGAATACATTAAAAAGATTTTATCGCTTCAAGGTAAATACTTGGGAGAAGACGAGACAGAAAATACAATACAGAAATATAATAATGTTAAAAAAGGTGTACAAAACAAACTTATTAAAAGCATTGATGGATATGTTTGCAAGCTTAATTACTGGAGAGACACAGACCCACGTTATTCATTTAAGCTTCTCCCCTTAAGCGAATTCTAAAATGTTTGAGGGCTATGATCCAGAGCGAAAACCGCCTTATTTACATGAGTTTTATTTTGAAAGAAATGGAAATCTTTATAAGACAATCTACTATGTATGTAGGGGTTATGGAGATTCTATCTCCATTTCCTCAAGCACATCTATCATAGTTAAAAAAGAGGATAAAAATGAAAAATCAGATTACAGGAAGTCTAGACAATGATATTATAGAGTCTTTGGAATTATTACTTTCAAGTTTAATGGAAAGTGAGTTAACAAAAACGCAATATAGTCTTTACCCACCAGATTCAGGATTTGATCATCATTGGTTTTTTAATGCAGCAACAAAAAGTTTAGAAAGATTTGACAAAGGTATTCATGTTGAGATAATAGAAGACTATGATGAAGATAGTTATCTATGTTATTATAATGGTTCAACGATCATTATAAAGAAATCAAAAATTGGAATAAAGGTAGAACACTAGTGAAGTTTGATCATATCGCAATACAGGTAAAAAATCAAGATATAAAAGGTACTGCTGCTTGGTACAAGAATAACATGTCAGCAAATATTCTTTATCTTGACGATACATGGGCATTATTAGATGTCTTTGATTTAAGACTCGCGTTAGTATTACCGACACAACATCCTCCACATATTGCGTTTAAAATTAACGAAGCACAATATTTAGATTTTAAGAAAGCTAGTAAAACTTTTAAAAAACATCGTGATGGATCTGAATCTTTTTATGAAAAAGATATATCGGGTAATATACTGGAGTTTGTATTTTGGAAAAAGATTGGTCAGGAAAATTAGTGAGGTTTAAATCAGGAAGGATCGGAATTGTATTATCGAGTCAGAAAATTGCTGATAATACTTTTTTAACAGTACACATCCCAGATCTGGGAATTATTAACATAAGGGCAGAAGATGTTGAAGAAATTAAGTAAATACGTGCAAAAAAACATACACGCGAATTATAATAAAATTGTAAACAAAACAGAAAACTCTCATGAGGACGCTGCATTTATGACTTTTTTAGATATTGTACATGATATTGCATTATTTATATTTTTTGTATTTTCAGCAATATCATTATTCCTTTTTACAAAGATGGAAATTATTCCATTTATATATAAATTAATTTCTTAGGTGAAACATGTCAAAGATAAAAGATAGTGATATAATTAAAAAGTTTATTAAACTATTAGAAAATAATCTACTTTTCAAAGGATCCCCCAAAGGGTATAGCGCATCAACACCTTACCAAAAGCCAACGGTAACTCCGCCAAAAGGTAAGTCTAACTATGATCTAGAAGACTATATGGAAGAAGATGATGAAGAAGATCAAAAAAAGAAAGTAGAAGTTGCAAAATATTTTCAAAAGGGAGCGGACGAAATTGATGATGATCAATAATAATACTTATGTAAAAGAATATGCTGACAATTTTAGCTATAAACAACTAAACTGTCATGGTATATTTAAAAAAGAAACTTATGTCAAATTGGTTGATGACAATTTTATTGTAATTGAGTCAATTGAAGAGTCTAAGTATGTTAATTTTTTCTTTAATAAGAAGACAAAAACATTCAAAAAATCTGATTTACTTTTAAGTATTTTAGAAAACATACCTGTCGCATGGGAGCAAGAAAAATGTCAATAGCCGAACATGACTTTTCGCATAAAAAACTATATGATCAAAGTACAATGATAGAAGAGGATAGATATGTTTTCAGCAGGATGATCGCATGCTCTTATATTTACCCAGGTGCAATATCTAGAAGTACTTCTAGGTGCAGAACAACTGTTATTTATGAAAACACAACTGGGGGTATTATAGTTTCGGGAGGTACATTAGAAAAATGGTCTGAAAGTGGATGGACAATAATTGACGAGTACTTTGATTCAAACATACATTTTTCAGAAGTTGAAGATGCGTTAGATTATATTCTAGAGATGTACAGATCTTTTATTCTAGGTCTTCCAATTAAAGTTAACAATGACATTAAAGATCCTTTTCCACCTCCAATTACACCAAATGGACCTAAAAAGCCTAAAATACGTGTTTTATCTTTTAAAGATAAGTATAGCAAAGAAGAAGATAGTTATAAAAAAGACAAACCAAATTCAGATGATGATTCACCAGATTTTGACTGGATATAAAGGGGTATAACTATGGGCGGAATAGCAGGACACATGAATCATGTCTATGATAATCTTAACTTGACATTTTCAGGATTACTAGATATATTAACACAGGCAGCAGCCGGCAGCTTAAATCCCACAGAAAAAGTTGACGGTCAAAATCTTTATTTTACATATGACTTTAGAGATAATCAAGTAAAGTTTGCACGTCGTCCGGCCGAAGCAGCATCTGGTGGGATTACTAAAGAAGCACTTAATTCAGAATTTATTAGAAAAAGAGATAACAGTACAAACCCGGAAGGATATCAAAGTGTTGTTGATGCTTTTTATTTTGGAATGACTGCAATAGAGATGGGAATTAATTCAGCACAGGAACAAACAATATTATCTTTGTTTGAACGTGCAAAAGCAGCTGATGTTTCTGATGACACACCTTATGATACTCCGACTGTTTTTATTAATTGTGAAATTATGTATTCAGAAAATAGAAATATGATTATGTATGATGGTGACTTTATTGTATTTCATAAATTTGACTTACTAAATGAAAATCTTGAATCATTGTCAAAAGAAGAACTTTTAAAGTTAGATAGTTCAATGAGGGAAAAATTTAATTCGCTCGTTGCAGAAGTTGAAAAAAGCGAACAGACTGTCGCAGGACGTCAATGGAAAGTCGTAGGACCTCAAACAAGGAAATTAAGAAATCTTGACAGTTCATTTATTGAAGAATCGAGAACAAAAATTCAAAATATTGTCCAGAAATATAATATGACTTTGGATAATAAATTTTCTGACTTTTTAGCTGCGGGTGTTGCTGAGTATGTAAAGGAAGCAGGTTTTACTGTACTAGTTCCAAAAGATGTTGTTACTATTTTACAGAAAGCTGTAATTGACCCGGCCGGGTTTTCAAACAACCCAGGTAGGTTAGGAAATACTTTGTTGCCCCAAGGACCAAGAAAAGGGAGTGCAAGGAAAACAATAATAAATAACTATATAGGTGGGTCTAAATCAGATGCAGGTTTGCTTTCTAACTTTCTTGCAAAAGGAAAAGCTTTTGCCTTAATGTCTCGCATCTTAGAGCCATTTGCACAAATTACTCCAGGTTTGACTGCTTCACTTATGAGAGACGTTCCTTCTGCTTTTATGAAAGATAGTGATAAAGGAACAAAAATATTTAGAAGAACAGTCGAGTTAGCAATACAACATTTAGAAAACATGTTCCGGAACGCGGATCCCGCTGATGAAAAAATTAACAGTCTTAAGAATCGATATAACAAACAAATGGCCAGGTTACAGTCTGTTGACAATATTTCTTCAGCAATGGAAGGCGTTGTTTTTGAATATCCGCCAATGTCAAATCAATTTTATAAATTTACAGGAGGTTTTGCAGCTGCAAATCAGATACTTGGTTATTTGGGCTGGGACGTCAAAGATGATCTAACTCAACAAGCCGCATCAGAAATTAATGCAGAAGTATTAAATATTTCTGAAGCAAAACTTAAAAGAATGATAAGAGAATCAATAGCAAAAACTTACCTTGCGATGCTACCGAGATATAAATAGTTATATACTATATGTAATAGTTTTGCCGGTATTATCGTTTTGAAATTGCCGCTTAGCTATCGTAAGGCCTCTGGAATCAGTAATCATTCCGGCCTGTGATCCAAAAAACTCTTTTGAGATTGGTTTCTCTTGGTTTCCGTCATCATGTGTTATTAAATGAACTGTTATCTTATTGCCCATCTCTTCATATGAAAATGTGTATGTCCCATACCCAGATCCGGCATTATACGGCCGACTAGTAGCTTCTAATAGACTTTTAACTTCTCTTAATATGATCTTTCTTAATTGTGATCTAGAAACTTGCATACAAACCTCACTGATAAAAATGCTTTATATCTAATTAGGTAGTTACTCTTTAATTTTCAAGTTTTTCATTGCAATAGGCCACAAGTCTGTTGCAATTTTTCTACATGCATTTGCAACAACCCTAATCTCTTGCTGTGCACCATCATGAGTTCTAAGGCTAATAAACTTAATAAGGTTGTTTAAATTCACGGTGCCATAATACTCGGTATATAAATTTTGAGGAAGTAATCCTCGTGCCTGCTCTCTGCAAACACCTGCTGCTAAAAGACTGTCGTAATATTTTAATGCATCTTTGTGAAAGTTCTCAACTAGCTTACTAGATAATATTGACATAGGCTTTGAGCATGCCGGATCATATATTTTCATTAATGGATTAATCATATTCTCTTCGTTACTAGCCTGCCTGTTAGATTCATGTTGTGTTCTAAAGAGTTTTGGTTCATAGAACTGTAGATTTTCATCTGTGTATCTTCGACTTATTTCATTATAAGACCATGTTCTATGACGATGGTGCTGAGACCGTACGAACAGAGGAACACAGAACCTAAAAGTAACAACATTATGCTCCAAAGTCGAAGTGTGCCTGTGCCTAATAAGATATTTAATAAGTCGTTTATCTTTTCCATCTATTTCATCCTTTTGTTTTCCAAAGCTGACACGAGCAGCATTGACAATTGTAAGATCATCACCCATATGCTGAACATACTCAACAGAACCAATTTGATCATCGTAAAGATAGATTTTTTCTTTCATGTTTTCTTCTCCAAGATTACTGTTTATAATACAACATTCAAACAATATTTATAATGGAGAATAAAAAATGTTTATTCAATATTTTGCTTTAATCTTGATATATCTTTCTTTAACTTTAATAATAAGTCTTTTCTGCCTGGGTTTAAGAGCAATTACAGACGTTGGCATGATCGGATATCCAATCCGTCTATTTTTTCAAAAGCATATGCCCTTCTGGGGCAAGCCGATCGTTTTATGTTCGACTTGCATGTCTAGTTTTTGGGGAACAGCTATTTCTACAACGTTATTTTTTGCGCTCTCCCTTCAAGCTTCTTTTATTCTTTTTCTTATGTGGGTCGGATCAACAATAAGTGCTGCGTTTATTAATGCAATTTTTTGGGAAGCTTATCAATCATTTTTGAAGACAAGCTGATATGTGGGAACCTGCCGGAGCCATGGCTCTTTCAATATTTTTAACTGTTTCATTGTTTTTAATTATTTATGGTCTGGCTTTTTTAGGTGTGACGCTATTAATAAAGTCAATAAAAAGCATTAAACAACAAATTTCAGACAGAGGAACAAATGAAAAATAAACTACTAATAGCTTTGTTTGCATCATCATGCTCATCAGATGTGTCTATTATGAAAAGATACGATGAAGAAAACAAAGACACAAACGAAGTTGTTGTTGTAGAAGAAGACAACACAGAGGCTTCAAGTGAACCTGATGATTCTCCAACCAATGAACCAACGGCTGAACCATCATCAGAAATGTCTGAGCTGACCATTGGTTACGGCGAAATATATTTTAGACAAATAGCATGCCCTCCTTGCGTAGGTGCTTCTTCAGAATTTGATATCACTGCAACTCTAAAACTTCATCAGCCAACTAGTGGTGACTACACAGAATATCTGCAAGAACCCGGCACATGTACAACAAATCTGATTCAGACTCATGTAAGCTCTCAACCTCTGACAACTAGTCAGTCGGCAGCATTTAATGGGATGACGTTAAACCCTAACGGGCCCGGAGAATGGTATAATGGTTTTATATATGAGTATCAATATGAACGCAATGCCAGCTATTCAGTAACTTCAGAGCACGGTACTATTAATAATGCATTCACAACAATTGAAGGTTTTGACGATATTCAACCCTACACTTTACTGTGGGTCGATCCTAGCTACGCATATGATGCAGTTATTAGCAAGTCGGGCACTAATTTTTCATGGCAACCTGTTGTAAATAACAGCTTATTCGAGATAATTATAGCTGTGTATTCATCAGACGGATCACAATTTTTAGGTGCAGTCAGCTGTCTAGAAGAAGATCAAGGCTATATGCATATACCTGGAAGTTATTTTCAGATGTATCCAACATGGTCAATAGCAGCAGTTCACTTAATTAGACATAAAATAGATAGAGTACCAGCCCAACAATTTAATGGTTACTTTCAGAGTCATATGATTTGGGAAGTGGTAGGAACAGGACATATAGAATAATGGCAACAAATATAAAAGTAAAAGTAAGAAAAGGCGAAGATGTTAATAAGGCAATCCGCAGATTTAAAAAACTGTATGAAGCAGAAGGAGTGTTAAAAGATATCAAGCGAAAAAGATACTACATGAAGCCCAGCGAGGCAAAGAAGTATAAAAGAGTTATGGCAGCTAAAAAAAGAAGAAAAGCAGCAAGAAGAAGAAAATAATTGTTTTTTTGAAGATATATATTGATAACGGTGTAATATGAAAATTTCTAGAAAACGTCTTAAATCATTAATTGAAAACTATCTTTTTGAACAGGAAGAAGGGCCTGTGTCTAAAGAGATTAGTAAAGACAATAAAAAAGTCAAGGTAAAACCTATGACTAAAGAAGTTGGACCTAATCATTCTAATCTATCTATTAATAAAACAACGGGGGAAGTGACTTTAAAAGTTACTGGGGGAGAAGTAGAAAAAGAATCATCATTAAAACCATCAGACATTAAAGGCGAAAGTCAAGCTAAGGCTGATTTTGTTAATTTGGCTTCAGGTTATATTCAGGACCTACGGCGTACTAGTGAAAAAGATGCAGAAGAATTTTTAAACAATCTAAAGCCTTTTATTGATTTAACAGACGCAACAGACTACAAGCCTTCAATGGCAAAATTTGATGCTGAATTTAATATTAAAAATCCTGATGATATAAATAATTCTAAAATATCCTAAACTTTTAAGTCACAGTAAGCGTGACAAAAAATTCTTTTAAAAAACTTGACTTATTTGATCTAGCTGCTGCAAGAATAAAAAATAGCAGTATTCTTGTAACTGCTAACGTCGGTGATCTAATTGAGATAATCGGACCTTTTGTACCTGAAGAAAATTTTTTAGGAGTTATAACAAACATCGACGATAAGAATATATTTGTCTACCACGGTGATATAAGAAAAACAATAATGTGGAATAGATGTGTAAAGTGCATTATTACTAGCATATAATACTTCATAGGAGGTATTTATGGCAAGAAAAAAGGTTGAAAAGCCGACCACTAGAATAGAAGATTCAATTGAGGATGCAGAACCGGGGGATTATTGTTATTATCTTTCTGCGAGTAATAAACCTACTTTTGCTGAAGTGACAGGCGTCATGGAAGAAAGGGGCATGAAAGTTTTAAAACTTATGTGTCAAGTTGATTTTAAGTTTATGAACTTACCTGCTATTATATGCGCTTTCGATGAAAAATTGTTAAAAGGTAAAAAGCGACGAGAACTTTGTCCGGAGGTATTTAAGTAATGTCAGAATGGTTTTATATACGACAATGGAAAAGTAATAATCAAAAGATATGGTGTTTGATCGATTCTGAAGGTCGTCTATTAATATCTGGCATTGATAAGTTTGAAGCAGATTTAAAAAAAATAGAACTTGCTAATCAAAACATTAAAGTATATGTTGTAAATAAATATCAAGAAAAGTATAATGATATATTAGCTAAAAAAAGAGGTAAAGATGAAAATAGTAATACCGAAATATGAATCTGAAATAGATAAACTTTTTAAAACCGACAGTAACATTATTTTAGACTTTTACGCTGATTGGTGTGGTCCGTGCAAAGTCATATCTAAAGCTTTTCAAGAAATAAAAGATGAGAATATATTTAAAAATATAACATTGATTAAAATTGATATTGCAAAGTTTACTAATCTAGCTCATGTCTATAACGTAAAGTCACTCCCAACAGTTATATACACTTCAGACGCGTCAGGTGAAATTAACGTCTTAAAAACAAAAGTTGGTTCTATGAACAAAAAAGATCTGATTGAAATGATTGGGAGAGTTTATGACAAGTAGATGGAAAGAAGTTGGTTCATGGAATGTAGGCACAGCTGATGGAGGAACTGAAAAATATTCTTTATCTGAGAATAAAGATACAGGAAATTTCAGAATTAAAAATGAATTTGGGAATATAACAATAGACATGGAACGCATGTCCGGACACAAGTTTCTTAAAAAAGTTTTAAAAAAAATGGAAGAGATAATATCACCTGGTGTCGACTATGATGATGACCTTTGGGCAAAATCTTTGGGTTTAGACTTCGATGGTGATGATAGCAATGATAATGACTATAACGACTGTGACCATACAGACTAAGGGGATAAAAATTGGGTAATATAACAACAGCAAAAGCAATTACGTTTTTAGACATCGAGACAACGCACCTAGACGCTTCAAAAAGCGCTATTCTTTCAATCTCAATAATTACTGATTGGGATGGCGGGAAGCAAGATGTATGGACGACAAAGATAAAGCCAAAAGATATTGAAATGCAGTTTGCTTCTAAGGAAGCACTCGAAGTCTGTATGTATAGCGAAGAAGAATGGGCAGACGCACCGAGCTTTTCAGAAGTCGCACCTGAAATTGCAAAGCGTCTTATGTGGGGCCCACTGGTTGCACATAATATACAGTTTGACGTAGGTCATATTAGATCTGTCTTTAAAAGGTACGGGTATAGAGAGGCACAACGGAACGAAAGAGTTGAAAGCAACAACAAGCTTTATAAAATTGGATATCCTCAAATAGATACATGCGCATTAGCCTACCTTTTCTTGCCAACTGAGCGCCAAAACTTAGATACACTTAGATCGCATTTCAAGATACCGGCAGGTAGATCACACTCCGCGGATACAGATGCTGAAGATTGCCGGCATGTTTTTTATAAGATACTGGAATTTATATCACCGGGTTAATATGTATAGATATAATATTAATCAGGAAGAGTATTAAATATGTTAGTTAGTAGAAGAAAAATAAAAAAGCTAATCATTTCAGCTATCTTAGAACAAATTAATCTAAAAAATCATACTGAATGGTCGCTATTAAAAGAAAACATATCCGCAGCTGACGGAGAGGCTCTTATAAAAGCTTCACAAAAAGGTGAAAAAGTTTTTAAAAAATTGTTTCGTAAGCTGGCCAGGAAATATCATCCCGATAAACTCCCCGGACCTCGGGGTCTTAATGCATTTCAGCAGCTGAATAACGCCAATATCATCGCCAATAAGTCCTTCGACAACAACCGTACGCCCCCCCGATCATCTATCCGGAATGGGATAAAAAACGGCCGCATGGATCCCAAAGCGCTAAAGAAAGCGCAAGAGGCATTCACCAAAGCAGCAGCTGAAAAAGCTAAAAAAGAAGCAGCTGAAAAAGCAGCTAAAGCAGCAG